ATGCCATTATCGACTGCCTCTATGAAGAACCAAGAGAGGGAGTGATAAAGGACGATTCCGGAAAAGCACCATGGCTGAGGAATGATGAAAGTGTCCGGTCGGGTTCGATCATGTTTACGTTCCGCATAGGCGAGAAGAAGTATCGTGTCACACGAACCAGAGCACGTTCCGGAAAAGGAACACTGAACATTTCACAGTTTATCGAGAACGAATGGCAGGACTGCTCAAAGGAACGCTACAACGACACCCAGCAGGAAATCCTTAACATTCTTGGAATGGACAGTTTTACTTTTAAATCCTGTGCACTGATCATGCAGGACCAGTACGGATTATTCTTGCAGGCAAAGCCGGAAGAAAGAGTAGAAGTGCTCGGCACACTTCTTGGCCTTGGAATTTATCAGTCGATGGAGAGGATTGCTTCTGACAATGCGAGAGTGAACGGAGCGAAGAAACGGGAGCTGGAGCAGGAGATCACTATCCATAATGTGACGATTGCTGAATTCGGTAAGCCGGATGAAGAACTGGAAGCCTGCAGATCAGAACTGGCAGAACAGGAACTCAGATTGCAGGAGAAGGTCAATGAGAGAGACCAGAAGAAGCTTATCTTGTCGCATCAGCAGGAAGCCGTAGAAAGACGAAAGAAAGCCCTTGCAGCTGTCACAACCTTGCAGGCTAAGAAGACCGTTACAGAGCAGAATAGAGCCACCCAGCAGGCAATCGCAGACAGTAGTGCAACAATTCTTGCCGGAAAGGCTGAAATCGAGGAGAAGATTGCGGAGAGAAACAATCTTTTGAAACGTGAGCTGGATCTTGCAGGGCAGTCGGCACTTTACACCTCCAAGAAGCAGGAAGCAGAGAATTATGCAAGACAGGCAGAAACAGAGCAGGAATCTGTTGCAAACCTCAAGAATGCATTGCAGGACTGCCTGAATACAATGAATGCCATGATACTGGAATCTGCCAATGACGGAGAAGCCAAACAGAAAGCGGAGGAATACAGCCGGAAGAAGGCTGAACTGGAAGCCATGCAGGAGAAAGCGGTCGCATACCAGAAAGCAAAGACGGAATTCTCTGCGACTGTTTTCCACGACAGCGAAACAAGAACAAGTTTTGACGGAGAAAAGCAGGCGGCAGACGAGAGGAAGCTAGTCCTTGAAAAGAAAGTTGCAATTTTGAATGAATCCGGATGCGTGGATATCGAGAATGCACACTGCAAGTTCTTACAGGATGCCATTGAAGCAAAGGAGAAGCTGGCAATGCAGGATACCTTGTATGCAGATATTGAAGCCCGGAGAAAAGCTGAACTTGCAAAGACAGCGGCGGAGATTGAAGAGAAGAAAGCTGCTATGGAAGCGATTGGATTTGATTTGACCGCATTATCCGCACTCCAGAGTGAATGTGCGACACTGCTTCCGTATGTATCACAGGTTGAAGCAATCAGCCAGAGGGAAAGCCAGTTAAGCCTCATACGGGCGAAAATCGAACATTTGAAGTCTGACATATCCAAAGAGGAAAACAGGCTCGCTGAGGTCAAATTAAAGGGCACACAGGCAGAAACAGAACAGAGTATATATGCGAAAGCTTTTGAGGAGCATGTGCATGTGATGAGTGCCATTACAGTGTTGGATCCATGGGTTGAAAAGGAGAAGATGATTCCGGTTGCTGAGGAAAGAAATATGACAGCCTTGAACAGAGTATTGGAACTGACAACGGAGCTTGTCGGCATTGATGATGAAATCAGGGAAAGACAGGCAGAGGCAGACAAGGAAATTCTTGCAATGGCAGGAATTGAGGAAGTGCAGGCGGTTGTCAATGGTCTGGAAACAGAGGTCAATGCAATCAACAGCATGGTTAGAGAAAGCCAGATGCGTATAGGTGCTTTACAACAGAAAGCACAGCAGATTGCCAAACTGAAACAGGACATTGCAGTCTTGCAGGAGAAGCAGGTGGGATATGCGAAAGAAACTGCAGATTATGACACCTTAAAGGTTGCATTCAGCCAGAGCGGAGTGCCGCATCAGATTATCAGATCCATCATCCCACAGCTGACAGCAACAGCCAACACTATCCTCGGTCAGATGACCGGAGGCAAGATGGGTGTCGAGTTCAGACTGGAACGCTTGCAGAAGAACGGCAAGGAAAAGGGTTCTTTGGATATTTTCATTGAGGAATATGGAAAATCCGTACTTCCTTACCTGTCAAAATCCGGTGGAGAGAAGGTTAAGTCCTCATTGTCGGTAATCCTTGCACTGGCCGAGATTAAATCATCTTCGGCAGGAGTGCAGCTTGGAATGTTATTCATAGACGAGCCACCATTCCTTGATGGGGATGGCATCCAGGCATACTGTGACGCACTGGAAACCATCCAGAGTCGGTACAGCAATATTAAGATTATGGCTATTACGCATGATCCGACCATGAAAGCCAGATTCCCTCAGAATTTGGATGTTGTGAAGACGGAACATGGAAGCAAGGTAATTTATTAAAGCAGGATCCGGAGGGGAAACCCCTCCGGCACCCGAAAGGAGAGTGATTCAATGCCAAACCGGATAATCAAGGAGAGCATATGCAGAAGCGAGGAAATAGATTCCTTGAGCTGGTTTGAGGAGGTTCTGTTCTATCGACTGATTGTAACCTGTGATGATTTTGGAAGATATGACGGAAGAGCAAAGATAATCAAAGGGAGCTGCTTTCCTCTGAAAGACATTACGGAGAAGGATATAGATAAGGCACTTGGTAGGTTGGCGGCGGTAGGCTTGGTCAGAGTGTATGAATCACAAGGAAGACCGTACCTGCAATTGGTAACCTGGGCGGCCCATCAAAGAATCCGTAATCAGAAAAGTAAATATCCCGAATTTGCGGACGGATGCGAATTGCTGACATTTGACAGCAAAGGACAGCAGATTAAAGCAAATGACAACAAATGTGTCCGTAATCCAATCCAATCCGAATCCAAATCGGAATATGAATCCAATACTACTATATGCTCCGAGCAACAAGTAGCTGCGGAGCCGCCGGTAATCGAAATACCACTGAATACCGGAGAGGAATACCCAATCACACAGGGATACATCTTGGAATTATCGAAACTGTATCCGGCGGTTGATGTAATGCAGGAGCTTAGAGCAATGAAAGGCTGGTGTGATGCTAATCCGAAGAAGCGGAAAACAGCCAGTGGGATAAAGCGGTTCATCAATGGTTGGATATCAAAGGTTCAGAACCGAGGCGGTACACCTGGATATACACAGACCTATAATCAGACAGACAGGCAGTCAAGTATTTCACAATATGCTGACATGGCAAGGAGGTGGGCTCAGGATGACTAAACCAGAATTTGCGATGATCGCAGTTGCGGTCAAATCAGCATATCCGGCTTCAAAGATAATGGCTGATGATGCATCAATGGAGTTCTGGTACCGGATGCTGAAAGACCTCAACGGGAAAGTCGTTGAGAATGCGGTTATGGAGCACATAAGCACAAGCGTTTATCCTCCTAACATTGCAGAAATCAGAAAACTGTGTATGGAAAGGTGCAAGCCTCCTGTCCTCGGTTTTGACGAGGCATGGGGAGTGGTCCAGAGGGCAATGTCGGAGTATGGATGGTATCACCCGCAGGAAGCATTTGCCTTGATGGACGATCTGACAGTATCGGTGGTTAAAAACCTCGGATGGAACAGGCTGTGCCAGAGCGAAAATCCGACAGCAGACAGAGCCAACTTCCGAGAAGCGTATGAGGCAAAGGCAAGGGAAGCGGTCAACAGCAATATGTTACCGGATTTTATATCAAATGAAAAGCTGATGCTGCAACAGCAGTATGCTCCCCGGATTGAAGCCAGAGAACCTCCTGCGATAGAACAGACTGTTGCTCCGGAAAGGAAAGAGCTGACACCACAACAGCGTGAGGAAAGAGCACGACAATTTGAAGCAGTAAGGAGGCGGTTGATGGGTGGCGGTACAAACGAATGATGAAATAAAGGGCACTGAAAAGGAATTCTTAGACCTGTTCAATCATCTGTGCTACAGCAGAACGGCATGGCAGGTATGGTCAGATCTTATGTCAGCAATGGCTTGCACGATTGCAAATGTATTTGAGACCAACCCCAAAAGGAAAGCTGACAGGGAAAAAGAATATGAGAGGTGCATCAAGGAACTTGGCGGAGATGTAGAGATACCGGCAAAGCTGTTCGCCATTGTAACGATGGCATTAGAAAACAATCCGGATCAGGATTTCCTCGGAAAGCTGTATATGCAGCTCAATCTTGGAAGTCACTGGCATGGACAATTCTTTACTCCGTATGATGTCTGCAAAATGATGTCCCTTATAACAATCGGGGACACCGTCAGAAGCAAGGCAGAGGACAGGGATTACATAGCAGTTTCGGACCCGGCATGCGGAGCAGGTGCAACGCTGATATCCGCTGCAAACACATTCAAGGAACGAGGGATAAATTATCAGGAAAAGGTTCTTTTCGTAGGACAGGACATTGACAGAGTGGTTGGCCAGATGTGCTACATTCAGCTGTCACTGCTTGGATGTGCCGGATATATCTGCATAGCCGACACGATTGTAAATCCTGTTGTAGGCTCGGTATTACAACCGGACGAACAGAAAGGACAGGAGTTCTGGTACACACCGCTCTACTACTCTAACAGGTGGCAGATGCGGATATTTATACAAAACATGAAAAGACTAATGCCTCTACCAGAGGCGGAGCAACAGAAAGAGGATGAATATGTATTCTTCTTCGATTTTGACAAAAAGGAGGAAACCTATGGGAACAAGTAGGACAGTGGTGCATTACGCATCAGGAGACAACAGAGATTATGAATTTGAGTGGAGCAAGGCAGTTTTGGAGTATCTGGAAAAGGGATATCCGGCAGAAGAAAAGAACTGCGAGCTGGAGGTCGGGAGCACGACTTACAAGGTTCTAAAAAGAGATACTGTAACCGCATTCTATGATGCAGACGGTAACACATTGTTTGATGTTACGAATGACAGGCTCAAAGAGGAATACGAGGCAATGGAAAGTCTGGATGAAACAGAGCCGAAGTCAGAGATTGGAAGAGCCATTGCAGGGATTGAGAAACAGGCATTTGACGAGGCTGTGTATATGGGGAAGACTTCCCTTGCGGATATTGTGACAGGGAATGTTCCTGATCCGACACCGGAAGAAGTGCAGAAGGCAATGGAAGAGCAGGCAGGAGCAGAGGAAGCAGAAGGTGATGAACCGGGCGATGATTCTTGCGGCCAGGATATTGAGGAAACTCACGATACTGAAACGCGGGAGGCTTCTGAAAATGGTGGAGAGGAAGAAAAAACGGATCCTGAGCCGACAGCAAAGGGCATCGATGGAGCTGTTGCAAAGCTGCAGGGAGAATTGAAAAAGGCAAAGGAAGGCTATGCCGAGCCTATCCTGTCACACATGATTGACCGGTGCAAAGAGTCGGAGACATTGGCTGATGCGGTATGCCAGACGCATAAGACCTGGGAGAAGTGCTTCAAGTACATCATGGATCAGGCACGAAAGCTCAAGAGTGGCAACTGTGCCATGGTAAAGGATTCCGTAGTCTACGAATGGGCAGAGGACTATTACAGACTGGATGATAAAGCTCTTGAAGAGAAAAAGGCTGTGGAAGCCAAGGAGAGAGAAAAGAAACAGAAAGCCGATCAGCAGAAGCGTCTGGACGGCATGAAGAAGCGTGCTGAGAAAAAGGCGGAGACAGCTGGAAAAGATAAGGCTGCCAAGGAAACTCCGAAACCGGAAGCAAAGGCGGACAAACCGAAGAAAGAGCCGGAGAAAAAAGAAGCTCCTAAGAAGAGGTCGAATGAACTTGAAGGGCAGATGGATCTGTTCTCAATGATGGGGCTGTAAGGAGGGATGTACGATGGAAAAAAGAAAGCTGTCTGCATTGCCTAGACCAGAGGCAACAGCAGAAATGGTTGAAATGGCAGATAGACTGGACGGAATGGAGAACATTGTGACTGCGGAGCTGGTTGATGATAACAAAATACTGCTTCTGAATTTCTATGAGGTGTCGAAGCTCAAAAAAGGAAAAACGGAAGCAGCATTTAGGACATTCCTGTCGAGTGATGATTATATCACGCAGGACCTGTCACAGTCAAAGGTTAAATGGCTCACAGCTGCATTTGATAATATGCAGGGTTTCCTGCTGTGGGAGTACAAATGGGATGAAAAAACATGGAAAAGCGAACACATTCCAAAGGTGTTTATCTGGACAGCAGAGGACAAGGGCATCATGGAGAGCTTTTTCAAGGCTTACCGCAAAGAAACTGACGAGAACGTATGGAATGCTATTGACAGATTCCAAGACAAGGTCAAGGCAGAACGACTGGCAGAGAAGCACAGAAAAGTCCTTGCGCCGATTGATCTGCGGATGGAGCCGATAGGAGAGCCTTCACAGGATTTTACCGACTGGGTATGGGAGCAGGGCATGAGTTTCAGCCGGTACGGAATTTATAAAGAGACATCCAAGGGAAAGGCTGAATTTGAGTGTACGCACTGCCAGAAGACAGGAATCGTTGACCGGAGCAGGATAAGACTTCGGAACAATGAAAAGGGGGAATGTCCTTTCTGCGGAAGCAGAGTGACATATAAGGCACGAGGAAAAATGCCATGCCAGATAGCAGATGAAAGATGGTTCATATATGTGGATCGGCAGGAGGAAGGTTTTTTACTCCGGTACTTCAAAGCATGGAGACACATAAAGAATGACGCAATGATAACAGGCAGCATATGTAAGAAACGCATTGAAGAAACCATGCATGAGTACAGCCGCTGTTTCTGCACATTCTTCGGCGAAAAGCTGATGAAGGAAAGCTATGAATGGGGAGTGTACCACCAGAAGGGGAATTCGCGCTGGATTCCGGATGAGGGAAATATCGCATGCATGGAGTGTATCTTATATCCCGGAAATCTTCCGCAGGCATGGGAACACACACCAATGAAGTATTCCGCACTGGAAATTCTGGCACAGAACATGCCGACCACAGCTTTCAGATACGAGGATGCCATTGATATTTATCTGAAATTTCCGAAGCTTGAGTGGTTCTGCAAAATGGGCTTGAACCAGCTGGCGAAGGATGTGGTAAAAGGCTACAACTACAGCGGGAACATGACGGGCAAGGTCAATTATAAGGCTGACACCATCTATGAAATCTTAGGGCTGAATAAGGTCAATACGAGGACACTACAGGCAATAGACGGCAATCATTACGAACTCCGCCTGTTGCAGGTAGCACAGCAGCTTGATATCCAGATGAAGCCGGAGCAGTTAAAGGAATTTTACGAAACCTTTGAATGCAACACAGATCTTCTGAAGGAGAAGAATAGAAGGGTATCGCTCCATAAGCTCTGCCGGTACATAGACAAGGAGAGTGAGAGATACCCGATTGGAGAAAAGAATGCCTGCATGTGGGGCTATTCCTACAACAGGTACAAAGAGAGAACAGATCCACGAATAGAGAGAAAACAGAATATGGCACATGACTGGCTTGAATATATAGGGTGGTGCCGGGAACTGAAATACGACCTAGATAACAAGTTTATCTACATGCCAAACAATTTCAAAAAGGTGCATGACAGGGTGGCGGGAGAGTATAAGGCATTGCAGGATAAGAAAGCTGCAGCTGAAAAGTTACGCAGGGAGAAGCTGGCCGCCAAGAGGATGGAACAGACGAAGAAAGCAATGGAGGAGATATTCAGTAAGAATGATGGAGTGGATGCTTTCCAGATAAAAGGAAAGGGGCTGATCCTTGTAGTGCCGCAGAGCGGGGATGAAATCCGCAAGGAAGGAGAAGCTCTTCATCACTGTGTAGGAGGTTACGTTGAGAGAGTGGCAAAAGGAGAAACGAACATCTTCTTTGTCAGAAAGGCAGATCATCCGGAGCAATCTTATTTCACGATGGAATGGAAAAATAACAAGGTCGTACAGTGTAGAGGTAAAAGCAACTGTGGGATGCCACCGGATGTGAAAGCCTTTGTGCAGGTGTTCGAGAAGAAAATGCAGGATGCAATCCAGAAAGGAGATACAAATGGCAAAAAGAAACAGAATTTACAGTCTGCGTAAGGGTTCAGTCCAGTGGAATGAAGAGGACAGGCTTTCATTATGCGGAATGCTGATCAAAGCAGGATATGCGGCACGTATCGGCAGAGGAATGATTCCCGGAACAGAAGGCAGGAAGACAGCACAGTATGAATACTTTGTTGAGTATTGGGAGGAAGGAGATGATACAAATGCTGGGACAGGTAACTAATTTAATAATGCCAAAGTTTATTGCGAGAAAGCCCAAGATTAAGCATGGGGCATACAACAAGTATGGATTCGCTATTACGCTTCATCAGTATTGTATCTGTCCTAGATGCAGCCATATCCTCAATGCCGGTCCAGATTATCAGCCGGATTATTGTAGCAAGTGCGGACAGCATGTTAATTGTTCAGATATTCCATGGGAAGAGGAAGTCCAGCTTGGATATGTCAGAAAGGAGGAACGTTGTGAATAAATCAAAAATTGAGTGGTGTGATCACACATGGAATCCTATTACGGGATGCAATCATGGATGCCATTACTGCTATGCAAGAACTATGACAGCCAGATTCAGCGGAGACATAAGGCTCAATAAGATGTGTAAGGCGGATTATTCGACACAGACCGGACCGGACGGAAGCACTTTATATGTTTTGGATAAGCCTATGCTAAGCGAGACAGAACATCCGCTAGTATATCCATTCGGATTCGAGCCGACCTTTCACAGATATCGCATGGATACGATCAGCAAACTGAAAATGGGTAACAACATTTTTGTGGGAGCTATGGCTGATGTATTCGGAGAGTGGGTGCCGGATGAATGGATAGAGGAGATATTCAATGTGTGCCTGGAACATGACGAGCATAATTATCTGTTTCTGACAAAGAACCCGGAACGATACATGAAGCTAGCGAATGCAGGGAAACTGCCACAGCAGGACAATTTCTGGTATGGCACGACAGTAACGAGACCGAATCAAGAGTATGCATGGTTTGAATCCGGCACATATAACTGGTTTTTGAGTATCGAGCCGATACTTGAGGACTTCGGTAAGTTTGAAGCAACAGCGAAAACAGCACCACCATGGATTATTGTCGGAGCACAGACAGGGCGGTCAAAGAACAAGGTGGTTCCGGAGTTTGAGTGGATTAAGAATCTGGTGCTTACTGCAGATATGTTCGGAATACCGATTTTTATGAAAGATAGCCTGATTCCGATTGTTGGAGAAAAGAATATGCGGAGGGATTTCCCGAAGCAGCTCCTTGAAAAGACGATCAGCAAAAAAATGCAGAACAAGCTCTATGAAGCGTGTTCTGAGTGTGGGAAAGTGCTTCGTAAGAACCAGATGGTTGCATTGATGGCAAGATCAAAAAGAGGCACACCAGCTAAACAGTATGCCTACCTGTGCAGAGCATGCTTTGAGGAAAGTTGTAGAAATATGGGAGTTGAAATCCCAAAACTTGACTATATGGAGGATTAAAAGATGAGTAACAATGCAGAAAACAGATTTGAAAATAACGCAGTAGTATTAGCAGGAGAAGTTGCAGGAACACCGGTATACAGCCATGAGGTGTACGGAGAAGGATTTTATGTTTTTGACATGAGCATTCCAAGAGAAAGCGGAAACATTGATACAGTGCCGGTTATGGTTTCGGAAAGAATGTGCAATATTGAAGACATTAAGGTGGGAAATTTGTATGAGGTTGTCGGTCAGTTCCACTCTTATAACAGACATGAAGAGAAAAAGAACCGCCTGATACTCTCTGTGTTTGCCGTAGAATTGAATCCAGTAACTGAAGATGAATTTACTGGAGAAAACCATATTGATCTTGATGGATACGTTTGCAAAGAACCAGTTTATAGAAAGACTCCGCTTGGCAGGGAAATTGCAGATCTGCTCATTGCTGTGAACAGAGCTTATGGAAAGTCAGATTACATCCCTTGTATTACATGGGGCAGAAATGCGAGATTTGCATCAACCTTAGAGGTTGGACAGAGAGTGCAGCTACAGGGAAGAATCCAGAGCCGTGAATATGTAAAGAAAATTAGTGAGGATAATTCTGAGCTGCGCACAGCTTATGAGTTATCAGCCAGTCGGATTGTACTGAGTATGTAATATGTGGTGCCGGAACAGCGAGGGCTATAAAGATTACACTGCTGGTATTGCAATATCGCATGCCAGCAGGAACGAACGAAAGGAGCATAAAATGGCGAAGAAAAGAAGCTGTCGCAGAACAGTTGATGAGGACAAGATTCATGAGAAAGCGGTCAAAATCCGCAAAATGACAGACGAACAGCTGGTACATTACGTGGAGGATAGAGTAGAGAAAGCAAGGAGTGAGGGCTTTCATCGTGGGAAAGAAGTTGCTCCTGCCAAGCCTGCTGTAAATATTGTTGAGATTATCGGCGAGATTGGCAGCGTAAAAGGCATTGGAACCACAAAGCTTGCAGATATAAAGGCAATTCTGGAAAAGCACCTGGGAGCTTCAAATGGTTAGGGCATTTACAGTGCCGGGGGAGCCAAAAGGGAAAGGACGTCCGAGGTTTAATCCCATGAATCCTGCGGCACATCCAAGGACACCGGAAGCCACGCTGGTGTATGAGAACTTGATCGGATGGGAGTACCGGAGGCAGTGCAAGGGCAGCTTTCCGGAAAAGGTTCCTGTGATGATGCAGATCAAGGCATATTACACCATTCCGGCCAGTGCAAGCAAGAAAAGAAAACAGATGATGGCAAACGGAGAGGAACGTCCAACCAAGAAACCGGATATCGATAATGTTGTCAAAGTATATGCAGATGCGCTGAACCATCTGGCATACCATGACGATTCACAGGTGGTGAGCATTACCTGTGAGAAATATTATTCAGAGGAACCAAGGGTAGAAGTTATTTTGAGTGATACGGAGGAAGAATTATGAGGATCAATAAAAGTGAGCTGTCAAAGAAAATAGGACAGCTGAAAGGAATAGTACCATCAAGGACCACGATTGAGGCATTGAAAGGAGTTTTATGTTCGGACGGGTATTTAATCGCCTCGGACACAAATCTGACCGTTAAGGCGAAATTAGAGGGTATGGAGGAGAAAACAGAACCATTCATCATCCCTGCGAAAGCCTTTGATTTCATCGGCAGTCTTCCGGATGGGGAGCTTGAAGTCAGCGTGAGCAAAGGAAACCTTGTTATCAAGACAGGAACGATCAAGAACCAGTTCAAGACACTGGACGCAGAGCTGTTTGCCTACACAAAGAGCATTGATACAGACAAAGAGCCTGCCAAGATACCGGCATTAAAGCTGAAAAAGGCAATCGACCATGTAATTTATGCGGTTGCTGTAAGCGGATCCAATCAGCAGATGCTTGGCATGTATCTTGAATGCATGGATGGAAAGCTGAATTTTGTCGGTCTGGACGGACACAGGATTGCCTGGGACTGCATCGATTATGAGGGCGAGTTCCAGATTATCGTTCCGAGAGCAGCTATGGAGAATGTAAAGAAGATGGACTTCGAGGGTGATGTCTCCATCTACCATGACGGAAACGGAGCATTATTCAAGTCGGAGGAATATGAGGTCTACACCAGAATTATCCAGGGCGAATACTTCAAGTACAAGAAAATGTTCATGAGTGGGGAAATGTTCACAATCATTGACCGCAGGGTGTTAATGGAAGCTATCAATCGTGCAAGGCTTTGCGGCTCGGCAGAAGACAAGGCACCTGTAATCATGGACATGAGCGGAGACACCATTGGACTTACATACAGAAGCACCATGGCAGACTTTCACGAGGAGATTCCCGTAATCGAACCATTTGAGAAAGATTTGAAGATCGCCTTTGATCCGAGGCTTATGATGGACAGCCTCAAGGCTTTTGAATGTGACACAGTAACGTTGGAACTTACCTCGGCCAAACAGCCTGCTCTTATTAAGGCAGATGATAGCGATATGACAGCCCTGGTACTTCCGGTAAATTTCAAGGAGGCATAAATGGCAGGATTTACAGATGCAATGGTAATAGACGGAAAAGCAGTGATAAGAAAAATCCGCAATGGAAAGAGCCTACGGAAAGGCGGAGCAGTCAATCTGGAGCAGTGTGATATTAAAATCACATCAACTGTGCAGGGAGGTATCATTACATTAGAGATACCGGAGAAGAATCTGCTGATCACATGCAGATTACAGGATATGCTGGCGGTTATATCAGCCGCCAATAAGGCATATCTGGAACATCAATCAGGCACCAAGTTACCTCATGGTCAGGAATAATGTATATCACGAAATAAAACAGGGCGGTCGTGGTGCACCGCCCGGAAAGGAGAGTAATGGATCCGGAGGAAATGTGTAGAAGCTGCATTCATGTGAATTACTGCATGGGTGCATGCCGCAAAGACCATTGGTGCGGCAATCACACCGGCCATGAAAGAAAATATGAAGTGTCCGAAATGTGGAAGAGATACAGAATGGTTAAGAGCTCTGTCGAGGGTGGACAACAAGACGATGATCTGTGATGAGTGTGGAACAAAGGAGGCTCTGGACGCAATGGGGCTGACGGAGGGAAGCTCCGTAAGGAAATCCATACTCGCATGTGTTGGCAGAGGTTCTACACCACAGGAGAGAGTTAGAGCAAATGTGCAGGCAACCGGTAATAAGTGGGCAATGGAGAACTTTAGAGATACACATAATTAAGATTTAGTGGAGGTAGTAATCATGAGTACAGGAAGAAAAATATTTGCAACAGCACAAATTGTTAACGGAAAAATTGTTATTGATTTGGGAGATACCGCAAATTATATGACAGTCAAAGGAAGCGATGGAATCATTTTTATCGTAGAGCGTAATTCAAAAGAGTTTGTTGAAGTTAAAGACAAAAGATATGAAAATTAGAAATTAGCGGAGGTAGAACAATGAGATACAGTATTGAAACAACAGAAAATGGTGTAAATGAAACATTAGAGGTAGATGGAAACTTATATAAAAAAGAGTGGGAGAGAGAGGGAAACGGTCTTTTTAGATGTAAACAAAAAGGCTTTGCAGACCAAATGGAAAATGAGGGATACGATAACGAGCCATTGCTTGAAAAAATTGATGAGGTCTTTGACAGCTTCCTTGCTAGTTCCGTTGACGATATAAGAGACTACTTGGATTAATAAACTGAACATATTTAGAATTTAAAGGTAAAAAAACATGGCATGGTACGCACTTTATAAATGGTATAAAGATTGGAGCAGAATAGGATACCCTAATATGATTAGTTGGTATTCTGAAAAGCTTAATCCACCAAAATGGACAATATTAAAATTCAAGTGAGGTAATAAGTAATGAGAATATTCAGATTTATAAGAGCGTGGTTTTATTATTCGACTTTCCGAAACTATCTATATTCAGAAGGTACAAAACCTGCTCAAACTCGTTTTCAGTATGCAAAGAAGCATAGTAAAACAAAATGGTATAGTTGACTAAACTGAACTTTAGGAGGAAAGAGACATGGCAAATTTTGATGAAGATATTAAGAGAATCACAGATGAAATCCTATCGGATGGAACTGTTGACCAGATTATTAGAGAAAAGGTGACGGATGGAATAGAAAAAGCAATAGCTAGTTCATTTAATTATGGAAAGCTTGAAAAGGCGGTCAAAGAAAGAGTTGAGCAGGTTTTAGTTCCGTTTATTGAAAGCTACGACATGAGTGGATACATTGTAAAATTTGACACACTTCTTACGGAAATGGTCAATAAGTCTGTCCTTACTGACAACAAAAATTTGTTGGAAAATTTTAAGTTTATGATGGAAGAACCGCAGGAAACAGATATAAAGATATCTGATTTGTTCAAGGAATATAAGAAGTTTGTTGCCGGTGATATGGAGGTAGAGGGCCGAGAGATTGTGATAGAGGATAATGCTGAATACGAGGCGATGGATGTACATTTTGAATTCGAAGAAGAGGGTGAGAGAAGCTGGAGCTCATTCAAGTATGCAACTATTGACTTTACAGTGGATGATGAAGAACAGCAGGATAAATTAAACAGAACAGTACGTCTTTCGCACTGGACAGGGGATAGAAAAGCCGGATGGGAAATTAGAACAGACACAAATCCTGACATATATTCACTTAGGCACATGAATAAGTTTGATTTGCTTCTTGCGAAACTGCAGAGAGCGGATGCACGAATTATCATAGACGAGACTGCAGACGAGGATTTTGTTTATTCCGATACAAAGCCAGAGCCGACCTATGAATAGCCATGAACGGTCAGCTAACATTTGATAAATTTATGAATATAACAGAGGAAAAGCCACCGGAACATAAGCAAGAGAGAGTTCCGATGGTGGATCCATGTTACTACTGTTTATGCAGGTCGTGTATCAATAATGCAGAGAGCCTTACTGTTAATCCGGAAGAAGTACAATATGACTGGCACCCGTGCTTCTTTTGCGATATATGCAATAATTTTGATGGAGAGAGCCCAGAAAATATGGAAAGGGAAGAGTGCGAGGAGTATATGATAGACGATTATCATGCGAGGAAGAACAGAGAAAAACTAAGGATTGTGAGGTGAAGTCAAATGCGAAAACCGATTCCAAAATCAGTGCGAAAGCGGGTGTACGCAAAGTATGACGGACATTGTGCGTACTGTGGCTGCAAAATTCCGGAAAAGGGATTCAATGTCGATCACCTGTATTGCCTGAGAAACTATGAGTACACAGAGGATTTTACAGGTATCGATGTGCATGATATTAAAAATTTCATGCCGGCCTGTGGATCATGCAATCGTTATAAGGCAACCATGGATTTGGAAGAATTCCGGAAACAGCTCCAGAAGATACCGGACAGGCTGGCAAGGGATGTATGCACATATAATATTGCAGTCAGATATGGCATGGTACAGGAGAACAGAGAACCTATCAAATTCTATTTTGAGAAAATGGAGGAAACAGTGAATGAAGAGAGAAAAGCTTGAAACATACATAGGCAGACAGGTCAAGGTGCTGCTGTTTGATGGAAGAGCCTACGAGGGCTGTCTGCAGAAGACCAATACAGACGCAGTTAAGCATAATCCGAACCTATACTTGAAGCATAATTATTATGCATTGCTTGACAAGGGAGGGAACACTATGGGACCAATCTTCCGTTGCTCCCATGTTACGAGGGTTAAGGAGGTGGGCTGATGCAGGTACATAGGCTGGAAGACTACAGGATTCACAACAGACAAGGTAGGTCAAGAGGCACCGGAGGATATTACGTCAATCGCATGGGGCACAAGAAAGAAACAATGGTGTACTCGGTGTATTATGAGACCGATGCCGGAGAATTTTCTCCGGAGCAATGGCTTGAAATCATGAGAGAATGCGTAGCTGCATCCGGATCTGAGGCACTGTTACAGCGGATTATAGACCATGTAAAGGCAAGTTGCGTGTGGCTAAAGAAAGATGTTGAACGTGAAGAGTATGCTTTGGACATACTTGCCGGAAGAATTTACAGGCAAGGGCATGCGTGGAGCGACTTTTCGACAGAGGGTATCTCCGAAAACACAGCGTATGTCTTTGATTTCCAGGGAGAGAGTGCATGATATGCGAGAAATGCGGGCGAGCCTTAAAGGATGCCGAGAGCATCCTGAGAGGTTACGGACCGGTATGTTACAAGAAGATAATGCCACCTCGGCCAAAGAAAACCAGAGCAGCCAAAGGAGATTGCAGTCCTGTGGATGACTGGGATTATGAGGTGCCGGGACAAATGGAACTGAGTGATTTTATAGAAATGCCGAAAGGAGGGAATGACGATGATTAAGTATTTTTGCGATCGGGGCGGAGTGGAAATGACAAAGGAGAAAAGGCATGGTTTCGTGTCCGTAAATACCAGAGATAAAGCAGAGGGAGATCTGTTGGAGGAGAATGAGTTTGAAAGCTGGCTTTTCTGCAAGAAGTGTACGGAGGATATCCGGAGATATGTGCGTACATTGCCGTTAAAACCGTCTCAAAACGATGAAAAGCGTGATCAAAATAAGGAAAAATGTGATCAAAACGAGGGAAAGCGTAGCGAACCTGCTAAAAGTGAAGCAAAAGCGCAGGAAACCGTATCTGAGGCGGCGGAAGATGAAAGCACGACCGGAAAGAAAAAGTATGATGTAGGCAAGATTATGGCTCTGAAAAAGGCAGGGTGGAAGGTTAAGGACATTGCGGATGAAATGAAAATGACACCACAGCAGGTTTCCAACCAGATTTATCTCTACAACAAGAAGATGCAGGAGAACGGAGCTGAGACAGAGGTACACATGAGCCGGATCGAGCCAACAAATAGACCAAAACTTTAACAACGAATTGGAGGAATAATGTAAAATGTCAGAAATCAAATGTACAACGATAGAAAAAATTGGTATAATAAGACAAGGCACCAACGGGTGGAACAAAGAACTCCGATTGGTAAGCTGGAATGATGCTGATCCTAAGTATGATATCAGAGACTGGTCGCCTGATGATGAAAAAATGGGAAAAGGCATTACACTTACAGAGGAGGAAGCAAGAAACCTGTTAGGTCTTCTTGAAAAGCATTTCGGATAAAGCGGTACCAGGAACCGGAATATTTTTAGGGAGGTCTGATCAATGGATGGAAATGAAAACGCACACTCTACCCTCATAGCATTAAGTCCCGAAGATTTACACGATCTTCTTGAAAAGGCGGCTGAGGTAGGAGCAAACGCAGGCATAGATAAGTATGTCGAAGAATTGAAGAAATCGCAGAAGAAACGGGGAGATAGAAGACTCCATAACACGAAGCTTCTGCTCCGTAATTTCCGCATGTTACAGGAGAATGCGGAAAACTCCGTATTCGGAAGGACACAGATGGAGGAGTCAGCTGCAGATATCCTCGAAAGCATGATGAACATTTACAATGATGTCCTGGTGGTGGAGAGTATTAAGAACAGTGCCACAAGAACCGGCATTATCGTAAGCCACGTCCGGACGATGTTGGAAATCTTTGAGGTATGCTGCGAGAAGTCTTCAAACGAGCTGGACAAACGGAGATATGATATCATATACGGATTATACATATCCGAGGACAAAATAAGTAGGAAAGAGCTTGCTGAGAAGTGGAATGTATCCAACGACACGACATACATTGACGAGAAAATTGCTCTCGAAAGACTGTCAGCTCTTATTTTTGGGGTGGATGGCTTGACATTACAATAAATCCCCCATTTCAAAAAAGTTTCGGTTGACGTTCAAATATATAAGTGGTAAAGTGGGATTCGTAAAATTCTAAATCGTAAAGCATCGGGCAAAAACTCGGTGCTTTTTTGTTGCTTCTTCGACTATAAAAAACCGAAGGAGGTAACAAAAATGCAAGGGATAATCGTATTGATTGTCTACGCACTCTTGATGGTGGGTGCGACAAAAGCTTTTACGAAAAGAGAAGATGGAGGCGAGAGCTTCCATGTAGGACACAGAAATATGGGAATGGTAGTATCGGCAATGAGCATTGCAGCAACCTGGATATGGGCGCCGGCTTTATTCACGTCGGCAGAGAAAGCCTACTCGAATGGCATTGCAGGGCTGTTCTGGTTTTTAGTGCCGAATATTTTATGCTTGATCCTGTTCATTCCATTTGCAAGAAAAATCCGGCGGGATATGCCGGACGGAATCACGCTTTCCGGGTATATGCACAAGAAATACAAGTCCGAGCCGGTGAAGAGAGTATATTTCTTTCAGCTCACAGCACTTACAATCCTGTCAACAGCAGTTCAGTTGTTAGCAGGAGGAAAGATACTGAGTACGGCAACGGGCTTACCATTATGGGCTATGACTATCGTATTGGCAGTCATAGCTTTTTCTTATTCGCAGATTTCCGGAATCAAGGCTTCTGTCTTTACGGACGCAATTCAGATGGTGTTCCTGCTGTTGGCATGTGCAATCTTCGTTCCATGGGCATTGAAACTTAATGGGGGAGCAGCTGCCATTCAGATTGCAGGAGCAAGCGGAGATTACGGACACCTGTTTTCAGAGAAAGGCTTGGAAGTATTTCTGGGATTTGGACTGCCTACGGCAATCGGACTGTTTGCCGGACCTTTTGGAGACCAGTGCTTCTGGCAGAGAGCTTTTTCAATCAGGAAAGACAGAATCGGACGTTCATTCGGTCTTGGAGCTGTGATGTTTGCGGTCGTTCCACTTTCGATGGGAATTCTCGGATTTATCGCAGCCGGCACAGGATTTATTCCGACAGACACAGGAATGGTAAACTTTGAGTTGATCAAGGCGATATTCCCTGCATGGGTAATCATTCCATTCATGTTCATGCTGATTTCTGGACTGCTTTCCACAGTGGATAGTAACCTATGTGCAATCGCATCACTGACAACGGATCTGAAAGCCACAGCGAGATTGAAGGATGCAGACCAGATAAAAGCATCTAAGGCATCCATGATTGTCTTGCTTATCGTTGGAATACTGATTGCAAATATTCCAGGACTGACAGTAACGCACATGTTCTTGTTTTACTGCACACTAAGAGCCACAACAATGTTACCTACCATGCTTACACTGATGAATGTGAGGCTTACGGCAAACGGAGTTGTCGCAGGAGTGCTTATAGCATTCCTTGTAGGGCCTCCTATTTTCGCCTACGGGACGGTTTGTGGCATATCAGCATATAAAACAGCGGGAAGCCTGATAACAGTGCTCTCGGCTGGAATAGTAGCCATGATCGTTTCCCGTGTCTCAAAAAGAGGGGCGGTGAGATAAATGGGACAGCAGATACTTGGAAGAAAGCAGAAAATCAGTAATGATGCATGGTTGAAAGCCATGGAACAGATCGAGGACCTTGTCTCAAAACAGGAACTGGATGAAAAAGTGAGACAGACGGTCAAAGACATTAAGGCGACAACAGGTGGGAAGAAAGCTGCAGTCGCATGGAGCGGTGGCAAAGATTCCTTGGTGCTCGCAGATGTCTGCAGACAAGCAGGAATAGAGGATAGCGTCCTCGTAGTGAGTAATTTAGAGTATTCAGCGTTTACAGAATGGGTGGATAGGAATAAGCCTCCTAAACTGGAGATTATAAACACAGGGCAGGATATTGAATGGCTTGTGAAGCATCCGCAGATGCTGTTTCCGCAGGATTCCAATACTGCAGCTCAATGGTTCCATATTGTTCAACACAGAGGACAGGCAAAGTATTATAAGGCTCATGAGCTTGATATGATCTTGCTTGGACGCAGAAGAGCTGATGGAAACTACGTCGGAAAAGGGAGCAATATATATACGGACGGAAAAGGTGTCACACGTTTTAGTCCTCTGGCTGATTGGAGCCATGAAGAAGTATTGGCATATATCCATTATTACAATTTGGCAATGCCTCCAATTTATGATTGGAAAAACGGATATTTATGCGGCACCCATCCATGGGCGGCACGACAATGGACGGGATCCATCGAAAACGGATGGAAAGAGGTCTACGAGATTGAGCCGGATATAGTGAAAGAAGCTGCCAAGAAAATTCCAAGTGCAAAAGAATTTCTAAAGGGCTTGGAGTAACACACCATTTGCAGATGGTTTATACGTCACTCTCCTTCAAAATAATATTTTGGAGGAAAACATTATGAATAGCATTACTATGAAGCTTACCGATATGGTAAGACCTGAGAAAAATGTCCGCATCCATACAGAGCAACAGCTCAGAGAATTTGAGCGAAGCGTGAAGATGTTCGGGCAGATTAGACCGATTGTTGTTGATGAGAAGAATGTAATCCTCGCCGGCAACGGATTATATGAAACCCTGCTCCGTATGGGGTATGAGGAAGCATTGGTGTACCAGTACACTGATTTGACAGAGAACCAGAAGAAAAAACTTATGATTGCTGACAACAAGATATTCTCACTGGGTATCGAGAACCTTGACACACTCAATTCTTTCTTGGAAGATCTGCAGGGGGACCTTGATATTCCTGGTTTCGATTCAGAGATACTGAAACAGATGGTATCAGATGCCGAAGAAGTGACCGAGAAACTATCGGAATATGGCACTCTTGATGAATCAGAGATACAGGCGATTAGAGACAGGACAGAAAGAAGCCAGAAACCCACAGAACCAAATATGCCGGATTCTGGTTCTAGTACCAATGAAAATCCACAGAATACAGCTATTACAACCACAAGTGATGCTGTCCATGAGGAGCAGGACGAAGAAACCGCCGAAGTAAAGAAATTCGTTATCTGTCCGAAGTGCGGTGAGAAGATATGGCTGTAAAGAGATGTGAGTCCAGCATCGATGTTGTAAAGGCTGCTGAAATACGGATCACAAACGTATTCAACAACGGACTGCCGGTATATATGTCCTTTTCCGGCGGGAAGGACAGCTTATGCATGGCACAGCTGATTTACAACCTTGTGCAGAGAGGGAGAATCAACCCAAGCCAGCTCGTGGTGCAGTTCATAGACGAGGAAGCTATATTCCCATGCATTGAGGAGACTGTAAAGACTTGGAGAAAGAGATTTCTTCTTATGGGTGCCAGATTTGAATGGTACTGTCTGGAAGTAAAGCATTATAACTGCTTCAACGAATTATCGAATGATGAAACTTTTATCTGCTGGGATCACACAAAAGAGAATGTGTGGGTAAGACGACCACCTGCATTTGCAATCAGGAATCATCCACTCCTCAGACCGAGGATTGATGCGTACCAGGACTTCCTTCCGAGAACCTGTCAGAGTGGAATCACAATAACAGGAATACGGACAGCAGAGTCCGTACAGAGATTGCAGAACATTGCGTCCATGATAAAGGCAGGAAAGACAATGACGAATAAGCACCAGGTCTTTCCAATCTATGACTGGACGAACAATGACGTATGGCTCTATCTGCTGAATGAGCATGTTGACATTCCGGAGATTTACCTATTCTTGTGGCAGGCAGGAACCCGAAAAGGTCAGCTGAGGGTATCACAGTTCTTTTCTGTGGATACTGCACGTAGCCTTGTGAAGATGAATGAGTATTATCCCGACCTTATGGAGAGGGTAACACGCAGAGAACCTAACGCATATCTCGCGGCGCTTTATTGGGACAGTGAGATGTTCGGTAGGAGCACCGCTGCACGAAAGAACAATGAAAGCGGGCAGGGGCAGAAAGACTACAAGGCAGAACTTATAGAGATGTTCAATAACATGGACATTTATTTCACAACAAAGCATAAACGGTATGTGGCTTCCAGATACCGTAATTTCTTCATATCTGTTGCGGCAATAGCAACAGATAAGGATTACAAAGCTATTTACGAGGGGCTTATCTCCGGAGATCCTAAGCTCCGTTCTTACAGGGCACTCTACCAGAGAATATATGGCCGGTATATTACCGAGGCTAAAAGGGAGGAGGCGAAGAAGAATGGATAAGCTTATGGAACCTTCCTCTACTCTCCAATGGGTAGACAGAGCATTGGTAAAGCCGAATGATTATAACCCGAACAAGGTATCGAAGCAGAACCTTGAATTGCTCACACAATCTATCTTTACCAATGGATGGACGCTTCCGATTGTTGTAAGACCAGATTATACGATTATTGACGGATTCCACAGATGGACTGTTGCAGGTCCGGAATGGAAGTATGTGCCACCTTCAGAAAAGGACAAGAGAACGCTGTTTGAACGTCTTGGAGGTAAGGTGCTGGTCGTTATCGTTGATCACAAGGACAAGGCAGGTAATATTTACGGCACCGTTACCCATAACAGGGCAAGAGGTACACACCTGCTCGAACCAATGAAGAAAATCGTCAAAGAGCTCATGGATGAGGGCAAGTCGGTGGAAGAAATCGGCAAGCAGCTCGGCATGAGACCGGAGGAAATATTCCGTTTATCAGAGTTTTCCAAGGAGGACTTCTTGAAAATGATGGTACAGGAGAAGAAAAACTTTTCCAAAGCGGAATATATAACGAAGATATAATGATAAAACGAGAAATATTCGTAATTGCGGGGGAGTGTGAGTGCTTCCCCTTTTTCATGTACCCACGAAACAATATCAAAGCTGATGGGAGGGAGGTAAATGCCAACACCAAGAAGTCCAAATGTGGACAAGAGAAGTGATGAACGCAAGCAGGCTGAGAAAATATATCTGGAAAGTAAAGGAAGCCTTAAACTTGTTGAAATTGCTGAAAAGCTAAAGGTTCCGGCCAACAAGGTACGGAAGTGGAAGTCCATGGACGGATGGGAGGCAAAGCTTAGCCCAACCAAAGCTGATAATGGCAAAAAAAAACAAGTGGAGCGTTCCACTTCGGATAAAGGGAGCGTTCCACGTAAGAGAGGTGCTCCGAAGGGCAACAAGAATGCAGTGGGAGGTAGAGGCAATCCGAATGCTAAGCCGCCAGATGCGACAAAGCATGGAGGGTACTCGGCTGTCTACTGGGATACGTTGGATGAAGACGAGAAGAATCTCATTGAGGATATGCCAAAGGATGAAGAAGAACTGCTGATAGAGCAGATACAGCTTTTCTCGGTCAGGGAACGACGGATTATGAAAGCAATCAACAAATACCGCAACAGCGAAAGCCCTGTGGCTTTGGCATTTTCGCAGAGGTCGGAGCGGAAGCGGACATTTGAGAATGACGAGGATAAAGAGGAATATGCCAGAAGGATAGCAGAAAAGGTTGCTGCCGGAGAAAGACTTCCGGGCAATGAATATTCGGTATTTACCCAGACAGATAACAAAGACCAGATCATAGCAAGGCTGGAATCAGAGTTATCCAACGTACAGTCCAAGAAGACTAAGGCAATCGAGGCATTATCTAAGATGCACATTGAGCACCAGAAGCTTGATGGCGGCAATAAGGGCAATGACGTTGTAAGGATGTGGGCTGAGAAGGTGCTACAGAACAGGAGGGATTCGGATGGATGATAACCAATGGCTGAATGACTTCCTGGAGGACAGCATACCGAAATGGAAAGCTGATCCGGTAATGTTCATGAGAGAGGTTCTACTGTTTGAACCGGACGACTGGCAGATCGAGGTTGCACATGATCTGAGGGATTACCCGAGGGTATCGGTCAAGTCTGGCCAAGGTGTTGGAAAGACAGGTCTTGAGGCGGCACTGCTTCTGTGGTTTTTGGTATGTTATCCATATCCAAGAATAGTCGCGACAGCTCCGACGAAGCAGCAGCTCCATGATGTACTGTGGTCTGAGGTTGACAAGTGGATGAACAACTCTCCTTTGCTTCCTATGCTCCTTAAATGGACAAAGACCTATGTTTATATGATTGGCTATAAAAAGCGTTGGTTTGCTGTTGCTAGGACTGCTACAAAGCCAGAGAATATGCAGGGTTTCCATGAGGATAACATGCTATTCATTGTGGACGAGGCTTCCGGTGTTGCGGATCCTATCATGGAGGCAATCACAGGTACTCTTGCAGGAGAGAACAACAAGCTTCTGTTGATGGGGAACCCGACAAAGACCTCCGGAACATTCTACGACAGCCACACTGTAGACCGTTCGCTCTATAAGTGCCATACGGTCAATTCAGAACACAGCAAGCGTACCAACAAAGAGAATATCGAAGCCATGAAGCGGAAGTACGGAGCGGATAGCAATGTTGTTCGTGTTCGTGTTTATGGAGAGTTTCCACAGCAGGAAGATGATGTATTCATCCCCATTTCATGGTTAGAGCAGAGTTGTAAGACGGAGATATCCGAGAGGACAGCAAGGGCATTAGGCATATATACAGACGATAAAGGGCGGAAATATCCACAGGACCCGTCACTAATAGATAAGATTGAGATTGGCTGTGACGTTGCCAGATTTGGTGATGATAAGACATGCATAGGCTTCCGCATCAATGAGGTTGTGAAGATATTCAAGAAGTACAACGGGCAGGACACAACATGGACAGCCAGTAATATAGCAATCCTTTATAAACAGCTGAGGAGCAAATATAAATATACTGGTCCAATAGGTATTAAAGTGGATGATGGCGGTGTTGGCGGCGGTGTCGTTGACCAGCTTCGCAGTTATGCCAGAACAGAGCCTGCGGTATGGCAGGATTCACACCTGCTTCCAGTCAATTTCGGACAGCCTATCAGCCATCGGTATTACGTGGATTCCACAACGTACATGATGGGTGTGGTTAAGGACTTGATTGCTCCGTTTGATGAAGAGGGGCGACCGCATAAGCCGGAGATACTGCTTCCTGATGATAACGACCTCATAGGTCAGCTGTCGTGTAGGAAGTATTCTTTTACAAGTAACTCAAAACAGAAGGTTGAAAGCAAGAAAGATATGAAGGACAGAGGGCTTACGTCTCCGGATGAAGCCGACTGCATACTGCTTGTCTGCTTGCCTATGACGTACAAGAAGAAAGGAGGAAAAAAATAATGTCTGAGGAAAAACCGGTCAGACAGGTTGGTGTCAAGATTGTGAAGGCAGATAACTTCGGGGAGACACCAACGGTTTTTGTTGAAAGCCAGAAACCGATTGAAAAGTCAGATAAAAGCGAACAGCTGAGCATGGTAAATGCTGTAAATGCATCTGAATGGATTACGCACCCTATCGACATGAGAGGGTTGAAGGAGCTGGTAGACAATTCCACTATCCTTCCGCAGTGCATAAGAGCATATAAGAGCAATATAGCAGGCTTTGGAATCAGCGTTGGATACCGCGAGGACTACGAGGAAGAAACCACAGAGATGCAGGCGGAATGGAATGCGATGGAGAGAGTCATCGATCTGCTCAATATGGACTGCATGTCGAAGGAAGTCTTCGAGAATGTGATTCGGGACAGAGAGACATTCGGAATATCATATTGCGAGGTTATCCGGGATATGAAAGGGAATGTCGTACAGCTGGAGTTTATCATTGATACTCCGTCAATCGACATGACATATCCGTTAGAGCCTTATATCGAGACAGAGTTTTTCTATAAGGGCGAGAGAATGATGCGAAAGAAGAAGTTCAGAAAGTTCCGACAGAACGTAGCCGGCAGGACAGTTTACTTTAAGGAGTTTGGAGATCCGCGAATTATGGATAAGAGAACTGGAAAATATGTCACTGAGGAAGATACGGAGCCGGTCGATATTGACGATCAGGCGAATGAGATAATTGATTTCAGACTTGGCAGTATGCCTTATGGAGAAGTGCGGTGGATAGGACAGGTACTCACTGTTGACGGAAACAGGAGAGCAGAGGTTCTGAATAACGCATACTTCCGCAAGGGCAGGCATACACCATTGATGATACTGGTTAAGGGTGGAACGCTCTCTGATGATGCATTCACGAAGCTCCAAACATACATGAATGAGATTGAAGGGGAAAAGGGACAGCATTCGTTCCTGATTCTTGAAACAGAGAACAATGAGACGGGTGCAGCGTTCCAAGACCAGAAGCAACCGGAGGTCGAAATAAAAGACCTTGCCTCAATCCTACAGAAAGATGAATTGTTCCAGGAGTATCAGGAGAATGGCAGGAAGAAAACACAGTCAGCTTTCCTGCTTCCAGATCTGTATGTCGGATACACGACAGATTTTAACAGAGCTACTGCACAGACAGCTATGGAGGTTACTGAAAAGCAGGTATTCCAGCCGGAAAGAACATCTCTTGCGTGGGTAATCAACAACAAGCTGCTGAATGGATATGGATTCAAGCACGTTGAAGCTAGGTTTGATGAACCGGATATAACCAATCCGGACGATATCCAGAAGATACTCAATATCACAGAGAGAGCCGGAGGACTAACACCGAACCTTGCCAAGGAGTACACCTATGAAGTCCTCGGTAAAGATGGATGTGCTGACTATGACGGAGAATGGGGAAACGTTCCTCTGGCATATTCCAGAACAGTCACCCAGAGCCAGCTACAGGCGAATTTAGGAGCGGGAGCAGGGGGACGACCGCAAACGACCGGAAACGAGCCTACAGGTCAAAATACAAAGCCACAGGGCAATGAGAAGACGGTTACCGAGGAAGAACTTGCCATACTTGACGGACAGATAAAGAAAGCAGAGCTGAATGATGCAGAGCTGGTTCCAATTATGAAGGAAATCAGAAACGCATTGGGAGCATACCGAGAGAAAGCTGGTGATTGATATGGCTGACAAGTCGAAGTATTACCAGATGGTGGCGGAAGCAATTATCGCTCATGCTGATCCAATCTATGATGCTATAGACAGATACTTGGCAAAGGCTGACGAAGACCTTGAGGACGAGCTGAAGGAGGAAGGCTACGCACAGCCGAAGGATACAGTGTCGGAGATAAACTCTTTAGAGGAGGAAATCGCCGACATTCTTCATTCCCAGACTACTGCTCTTGTCACTGCTCTTAAAGCCGCAGATGGAGATTGGGATGCCGCACAGGAGAATGTCTCTGATATGATCGATGAAGACGACATAGCGGAACAGGTTACCGAAGCAGCCAATGCGATGTATGAGCTCAATATCCCGAAGCTGGCAACAGTATATATACAGGAATCAGATGGAGAGCTTGTGGTAGACACTTTACGGCAGAGAACATCTGAATGGTTCGCCTCATGGAGCGAACAGCTCGGCAATCTGATGAAAGTAAACACCCATAAGCAGATCACTGACCTTATCCAGGAAACGATAGCGAATGGGGATGATATTGCAACGCTGACACGCAAGATTATGGACGGAGGCTGGCGAACGGAATACTACCAAGCGAAGCGTGTTGCTGTAACTGAGGTACTTAGGGCACACAGTGTAGCTAAAGAGGAAGCCATTCAGCAAAGCCCGGTTGTTGATATGAAAGAGTGGCGACACACAGGGGTACATAAGATTAAGCCTCGCCCGAACCATGTTGCTATGGACGGGCAGATGGTGCCGAAAGACCAGCCTTTTGAAATGCAGGGCAAGGACGGTGGCACATATTATCCTATGTTTCCTCGTGATCCGAACCTTCCGGCAGGCGAAAGCATAAACTGCCATTGTATTCACAGGGGAATCGTTAATCAGGAAACCTTGGGATTGTCTATTGACGAACGGAAGAAGATGCAGCAGGCATTCATTGACAATGACGATGGAAGCTGGGAGAAAGAGCAAAGCGAGAAAGAAAAAGCTAAAGCAGGAATTGTTCCGTATGAAGCAACGCAGAGCAGATCTGTTTCGCAGGCAAACACCAAAGCCGCAGACAAGTGGGCGAAAACTCACCTAGGTGTCAAGAAGACGAATTATACGAAACAGGACATCAAGGCTGTTAATCGGGTAAATCGTGCTATGCAGAGACTTTACAAGGAATATCCGCAATTAAATGGCTTCATTGACGAAATCCGTTTTGTTGATAACCTTGGAACAGATGCCGCCAGAGCTGCAATCAGCAAGAAGGGTTCAGAGATAAAAACAGTTCTGAAAATATCAAGCTCTCATTTTGCGGACCAGAAAGTTATCAATAATCTGATAAAATCACAGGTTGAGGAAGGAAATTGGACACCGAAGTCCGGTGCTTATGGAATTCTGAAACATGAGATGGTTCACATGGTTACATATAAGAAAACCATAAGTATGTATGACAATCTGGATGATACATGGAAAGCCATTGATGGAGATGTGTTCTGCAAATCCATTATGGAAGATGCTATGAGTGCTTGCAATTTAAAGGTTGATCGTAGTATAATTAAGCAGAAGTTAGGTATATACGCAGCAAAACGTCCAGATGAATTTGTTGCAGAAGCCGTATCTTCCACAAAGAACACTAAGTTGGAGAAAACGGTCAAGAAGCTGTTTAAGGAAAGGACTAGTGAATAATATGTTAATTTATCCTTCGGAACTTGCAGGAAAAATTGAATATGATGAATCTGGTACCTTGGTGCCGACGTGTGAGCTTACGGAAGAGGAACAGAAAATCTTTGATGAGTTTGCCGAGGCTGACAAACGAGAATCTGAGGAAAGATTTAATACAGACTAATTATTGCGAAATTAGCATCCGAGAGGGTGCTTTTTTTATTGCCTTTTTTCAGAAGGGAGGTGGCATTGTGAGTTACAAGCAAAGGTATTCGTATCTGATGCAAATGTCGTACATTTTCCGCTACTTGCTATGTGGAAGGAGGTGATCCTATTATCTCGGAGCTGTCCGTTAAACAGTAAATAAACCAGAAGGAGGTTTGAGAGTATGCCTAAAATTGCGAAAGCATACGCAATTACAGATGCAAAAATCAGCTTCGTATCGTTGGTTGACAAGGCTGCGAATAAAAAGCAGTTCCTGATTACCAAATCAGAGGACGGTGCCGCAAACTTCGCCACGTTTGGACGGATTTTGAAGGCAGACGCAGACAGCCACTTTGTGACCGGTATCGTGTATGAGCCTATGGTAGAGGATACACAGGGCAATTACATGACGGAGGAGGAGATTACCAAGGCTGCTTATTGGTTCGCCAAGAACGGCAATCAGGTAGACCTTCAGCACTGCTTCAAGAAGTGTGACGGAGCAGAAGTGGTTGAATCCTATGTTGCAAAATGCGATATGGAGATTGAAGGAGAAACGATTAAGAAAGGCACATGGCTCATGACCATGGAGATTACGGACTCTGATGTATGGGATTCCATTCAGAAAGGGGATATCACAGGATTCTCTATGGGTGGTGTTGGTGTCTACTCTGAGGAAGATGTAGAACTTCCGGTAGAAAAGCAGGAAGAGCCGAAAGGGCTTTTTAGAAAGCTTGCAAAGGCTATGGGCTTCGATGTCGTTGAGAAAGGTGCTGTGAAGAACAATTTCAAACGACGTGTGAAAGAGGATAACTTCTACTCTGCATGGTATGCACTTAGAAGCTGTCTGGAAGGCAATTTCTACAATCCAGATACTGGCTCCTGGGAATGGGGATATAACTCTGACGAGGAGACCATCAAAGACGCTCTCACAGATTTTAATGATATTGTCACGCAGCTTCTTACGAGTGATGGCAGTATCGTTAAGTCATTGGAGAAGGCGGCAAAGGAAGCCCCTGCGCCTGTTGAAAAAGCAGGAAAGAGTATCAGTACCAAGAATCTAAGTGCCCTTAAAGGCATTTATGATACGCTGGGTTCATTTTTGTCTGAGTTCACTGATAATTCAGAGGGCGAAGGCGGAGACACAGTAGCAAAAAATAACGTCAAAAAGGAGGACGACGAAATGAAGCGAGAAGAAGTTCAGCAGATGGTGGGGGATGCAGTGGCAAAAGCCATGGAACCTATCACAAAACAGCTCGAAGCCATTACAAAGGGTGAGGGCGGAGAAGGAGAAGGCGCACCTGCAGAGCCAGAGTCTGATGTGAATGCAGACGAGGTAGCAAAGATGGTGGGAGAGGCAGTTTCCAAAGCTATGGAGCCTGTTACAAAGGCAATCGAGCCGCTCTTGAAGAGCAGAGCACTTCCTGGCAACCTCAATTCTGCCGCTGGCACTGTTGAGAAGCAGGGAGCAGAACCGCACTACATGACAGGCATGTTCTAAGCAAAAAAAGAAGGAGGAAAAAATATTATGCCTACAAATCAGCAGATCATTAACAAGGCCGGTACTGCAATTCAGACCGGCAGCCTTACTCATGGACTTTTACAGCCGGAGCAGGCAAGAAAATTTATTCAGCAGACATTCGAAGCGACCAACCTCGGACCTCTGGTAAGACACGTCATGAGAACATCAAAAAGCGGTGAGATTGACAAGATTGGTATCGCATCCAGAATTCTTCGCGCCAAGGTCGAGAACACAGATGATGGCTACAGAGCTGGTGTAAATACCAACGTGATCGAGTATTCCTGCAAGGCCGTTCGTTTACCTTGGGAGATTACTGAGGAAACCCTTCGTGAGAATATCGAAGGCCAGCAGTTAGAGGCAATCATTACAAACCTCATGACCACACAGCTTGGTGTCGACCTTGAGGACCTGTATCTCAATGGCGACGAGAAAGCTTCCCAGGTAAAGGAGTTTAACAGCTCAGATGCATTCGCTATCGGAGACATCGTAACCAATAACAAGAAGCTGTATAAGTTCATCAAAGCACATACTGCGGGTGCATGGAATGCTTCCGAGGCGATTGAGATTGGAGCAGCTGCAGATGCAGACTTCTTAAAGCTCAATGATGGTTGGATTAAGCAGATCAACGGCGGCGGTCATGTATATGACGCTTCCAGTGAAAACTCCATGAAGCTGGACATCTTCTACAAGACGCTCCAGAAGCTGCCTAATAAGTACAACAATGGAAAGCTTCGTTGGCTCATGTCCCCTAAGAGAGCACAGGAGTGGGAACTTTATCTGATGAATCAGGTAATCGGCAAAGGCGGAGCTGTTCCGGAGAATGTTTATACTCAGCCGGTACACATTCCTACTGTTTCCTGTCCGTCTATCAGTGACGATAAGATTATCCTTACGGATCCGAAGAACCTCGTTGTTGTAAACACCTACGGCATGAAGATCAGAAAGACCACTGAGGGCAAAGAGGCGATCATGCAGGATAAGAGATTCTATGTATGCCACCTTGATTACGATCCGATCATCGAGGAGCTTGACGCTACTGCGATTATTACTGGCTTGCCTTCTCTTGATTAAGGAGGTGCCTTATGAAACGATTATCACTTAATACCGGGCTTTCTTACTCTATCAGAGGCTTCTCCTGTGTAAAGGGGGAGCCTTTTGAAGTTGAGGACGGACTGGCAGAACAGCTTCTTGCTACCGGCAGATTTGATGAACAGCCAGTGATTGCTAATCCTGCGGAGGAATCGGATACTGATAACACGGGAGCTGGTGCAGAAGACGAGGAGCCGGAAGCTCCGGAGAATGGAGCTGACGGAGGAGCAGGAGTTGAGGACGAACTGACAGCAAGCAAAGTATCCCATATGCGTAATGCCGACCTTTTAGCTCTGGCCGAAGAGAAGAATATCAGCCTTGAAGGATGCAGCAAGCATGACGAGTATGTTGAACGTATCAATGGTGCTCTCGGACTTGTAGATTTTTCTAAGCTTGGATTAGAGTAGGAGGAACACATGCAGAGACCTTGGGTACAGCCTGCGGAGGTAAAAGAGTATTCTGAATCTGCCAAGGTGGCGGCAAGGTCTGATGTTCGACTTGCCTATGATATAGCCAGAGCAGAAAGATATGTTATTTACCATACGCATAACAGATTTGATACAGAAGAGTACGAAAAAGAGCTGCCACAGGATGTCCGGATGGCAGTTATTTTATTGGCTGAAGCTTATGCCAAGCAGGCAATCACACAGAAGGAGGGAGCGAAAAGCTCAGAGACCTTTGATGATTACTCCTACACCATGGACAATGATTCGGACATTGCCGAAAATCTGGGGCTGGCTCTGATGTTAGATGATTACATCATCCAGCCTGATAACGGCAAGGTGACAATGAAACTTAGGAAGTTATAGGAGGCGCTTATGGCATTTGAGGATTTGCTGGACCATAGGTGTGATATTTATCACATGGTAAAAGGGGAAAAGGATATGGGGTTTGCAATCAAGCAGACAGGTTTCTCATATCCGAAGGTTCCGGACGTTGAAGATGTAGCGTGTCATTTCAATGTGAATGCTAATGCAGAACTTACTCAGACGGAATCAGCGAACGAATTCATATACTCCGGGAAATTACAGCTTCCGGCAGGTACGGACGTTCGTGTCAATGACAAGATTGTTGATAAGAATACCGGACTGGCATATACAGCGGAAATACCGCACAACATTAGAGACCATCACATTATGGTAAATATTCAGCGGAAAGGAACTGTGAAAGGGGCATTATAGTGGCTACAACTTATGTAAAGATTGATGCTTCGGAGCTTAAAACTTTTATCGGCAAACTGGATAAAGCAGCTCAGGGAGATTTCAAGAAGGAATTGACCAACTTCATGGAAGGCATAGGATACGAATTCCTCAGAATTGTGCAGGACGAAATTATCCGGAAACAGACAGTTGACACCAGACTACTTCTGAACAGCTTTTCGAAAGGGGAGCAGGAAAACGTTTTTGTGCTGAATGAGGGAAGTATGACCATAGAAGTCGGCACCAATGTGAAATACGCAGAGTATGCAGATAAAGGTCACTGGCTGAACCCCAAAGGGGTAAATACCAGATTTGTTCCGGGACACTGGCAGGGAGAGCATTTCATCTATGAGCCGGGAGCTAAGACAGGAATGCTTTTGAAGCAGAAATGGATTGAAGGCTCACATTACTGGGGAGACGCAGTCCGCTGTATTGAGGATATGCTTCCTGGGCTCATGGAACAGAAGATGGAACAATGGTTACAACAATTTTTTATGTAGGAAGGTGAGGAAATGCTGGAATTTGAGATTGCGGCTCTTTACTACTTTGTTGCCGGCATTCTGAACCTGCCGGCATATTTTGATGAAGTGCCAGAGGATATGGAAATCCCTTGTGTATTTTATCCTTCTCCGCACCAGAAAAGCGGGGATTTCTCAACAAACACATACGCTACGACATTTACCTTATATGCGAAGGTGATGGACATTGACAATGTTTCCGCAGGAGGAAAGTGCTCGCAGATAGTACATGCAATAAGCAGGAATCGCTATAAAGTGCCGCTGGTAGATGAAAAAGGAAAGCGGACAGGAAATAACTTCCGAATAGACAACATGGAAGCGACCAAGGCGGACGAGGGTGTGTGGCAGATTGAGATTTCATGGAAGCGATACACGAGATTTAACGAGAAAGCAGCAACACTGGCAAGGGAGTTCTATTTCAATGGCACTCCTATTGCTGAGCAAATAGAAGGAGGTCAAAATGCCGAGTAGAAGACAGTCAGATGCAGATAAAAAGGCTATGGAACAGCCGGCTGCAGAGAAAGTTACGGAAGAAAAGAAGTTCTCCTTAGATGAGATCAGAAAGAGTTGCATGAAGCTGTTTCATGTGACATCAAGCACTTTTGCAGGAGCAGCTGCAGATCTTCCGGATGGTGAGTATTCCATCCAGGAAGTACATGAACATATTAAAGCATGGTTAGAAAAGGAGGTATAGTAAATCATGGCTGGTGGAACTTTTGAAGTAAATGTTTCAAAGAAAAGACCTGGAGATTATATTAACTTCAAGTCAAAACGTCAGCAGAGCCCTAACGGATCCACGAGAGGTACCGCACTCATTCCGTTGATTGGGCTCGGATGGGGACCTGACAAGGGGATTCTGAAACTGACCTCTGCGTCTCCGGATGCGGAGGTGGCAAAGCTTGGACACAGTATCTATGACACAAACGACTTTATGCTGCTAATCAGAGAGGCATTCAAGAATGCTGTTACCGTTATTGTTTACATTATCAACAATGGAGACAAGGCAACGAAGACAGCAGGAGGAATGACCATTACGGCCGCATATGGCGGTACCAGAGGAAATGATATTGCTGTTGCATGCGTGGCAGAGGCAGGAGCTTCTACTTTCGCAGTGAGGGTATATCTTGGTGCAGACAAGGTGGAGGAGTACACAGGGCTTACCACAATCGCTGATCTGATTGTGGTAAACTCTGGTAAGTATGTTGTGTTTTCAGCAACATCCACATCCGCAAACCTTACTGCATTTGCATCCACAAATCTTGAAAGCGGAACGGACGGAGTTGTGCAGAACACCGATATCACAGCATTTTTGGATGCTTCCGAGAAGATCAAGTGGAATACAATGGCATTTCCTAAAGACGAGTCCTCGCAGAAGACTGCGGTAATCACAAAGATTAAATATCTTCGTGAGCAGTGCGGAAAGACTGTGCAGGCAGTACTTCCGGATGCCGAATCTGACTACGAAGGAATTATCAATGTGACAAACTCCTATGCGGTAGACGGTCAGGAGCTTACCAATGCACAGGCTTGTGCGTGGGTGGCAGGTGCGACAGCAGGAGCAGACAAGACCACATCCAATACCTCTGTTGCGGTTGAGGGTGCTACGGATGTTGTCGGCTTAAAGACCAATGAGGAAGCAATCGAAGCTATCTCCAACGGAGAGTTCTTCTTCTCTATGTCCGAGGAGGACGAAGTAATCGTAGAGTATGATATCAACAGCCTCCACAAGTTCACGACGGAGAGAACATCAGATTATTCCAAGAACAGAGTAATCCGCGTGTATGACAGCTTTGCAGATGATCTGAAGCTGACATTCCCTCCGAATAAGTTTGACAATGACTCGGACGGATGGCTTGTCATGGAAGGTCTTGGAAGAGCACTTCTCCAAAGTTATGCGAAGCAGGGAGCAATCACGAACGTGGATGCAGAAAACGACTTCTACGTTGATCAGAGCAAGAGTATCGGAGACGAGACGTTCTTCAATGTCGGACTGCAGGCAGTAGATTCAGCAGAGAAACTGTACTTCTCTGTATCAACAAGATAAGGAGGATGAAAGAATATGGGCGAGAACAGAAAACCCCTCAGCCTTAAAGAAGGTCACATCTATATTGATGGAGTAGAGGTAATGGACGCAGTGAAACTTACGATTGTTTACACTCCTACGGTATGGTCTGGCAAGATGCTGGGCGATAAGGGAACAAACAGACGTTGGCTTGGCAGAGATATTACCGGAAGCATTGACGAGTACCGCACTACTGCAAGATGGAACAATATCGTTAAGCAGTATGAGAACTCTGGAATCACTCCGGAGCTTACAATCCAGGGCATCAGAACCGATAAGGATTCTGATTTCTACGAGGTAAGCGGAAGCGAGTCCGTAACAGTGACTGGAGCTGTGCTGACAGGAGATATCAATCTCATTTCGCTTGACACAGATGGAGATGTAGTAAAGGACAGCATCAGCTTTGGTGCCAAGAATATGTCCTAAGCAGAACAGTCATGAACAGCAGAGGCATACGCAGAACTTCGGTTTTGTGTGTGCCTTTTTTGCGTTCAAAATCATGCAGACAGATTAACTACTGTCTATGGAACTTAAAGTGTGCTACAGGTCAAAATAGAGGCCTGAGAATAGAAAATAGGAGGTCATTATGGCTAATAAAGATTTGAGATACTTCATGCGTGAGGAAGCAAAGGTGGAACAGATTGTTACGGTTCCAGGTCCTGAGTCCATCAAGGACGAGAATGGCAATGTGATTCAGCTGGAAATTAAGCAGTTGCACAACGACACTATTGCGAAAATCAATGAGATGTATGAATCCAAGACACCTCTCAAGGATAAGAAGGGTAATTTCATTGTTCAGAATGGCAATGTTGTATATAAGGTCGAGAGAGACAGAAACAAGGCGGCCCGCCACCTCATGGTAGAGGCTCTCGTTTATCCTGATCTGAAGGACAAGAAGCTCATGGAATACTTCGGATGCGTGGACATTACCGAAATGCCGCTTAAAGTATTCCCTACCAATAAGGAATACGGACACGTAAGCAAGCAGGTGTTAAAAGTTCTTGGTCTGACGGAGGAGGACGATGAGGCTAAGGAGACCGAAGATGCAAAAAACTGATTGAAAGCAAGGGTACTTTGGAGTATTGGGCACACGTCCTCTGGCAGAGGCATGGTCTCAGACCAGAGGAATTTGAGAGAATGCCCAAACGAAAAAGAGGTTTCTTTATAGCTTCCGAGATTGTAGAAACTGAAGACCCTTGCAGACGAGGAGTATATTTGTTGTCCGGTCGGAAGGGAGGCGATAGGTAGTGGCTGGATTATCGGTAATATTTAAAGCCATCGATGAAATAAGCGATAAGTTGGATGCTATGTCCAGTGCCGGTAATAAAACACTTGACGCTTTCGACAAATTATCGGATACAGCGGATAAGGCATTTGCAAATACCACAGAAGAAACACAGAAAGCCACAGAAGCAATGGAAAAGGCGACGCAGGCAACCGATTACTGGACGGATGCAGTTGGCAATTATGATAAGGGCTGCCTGGAAGCGGTTTATTCAACAGAAGAACTTGTAAATATGGGCTTTAAGACAGAGGATGCACTAAAAGCGGAAGCGGATGCGGCGGAGGAAGCGCAGGGCAAGACGGAACAGCTCGGAGAGGAAATGGAGAAAACGAGCAAGAAATCAGAGGATTTCGGGGACAAGTCAAAAAATGCAGTGGTAGGACTGGATGATATCCTTGCTACAGTCGGAATTGTGGCGGCACTGAATAAAATAGCGGATGCATTTTCAGATGCCTCTGATGAAGCTGCAGAGTTCGAGACAAATGTTGCCATGGTATCTACGGTAGCCGACACCACTGTGCTGTCCGCAGATCAGCTTTCTACACAGATATCTGGATTATCAAAGGACACTGCAAAGAACGTAAATGAGCTTGCAGATGCCACTTACAATGCGATATCAGCCGGTGTTGCCACAGAGGGAGCAGTAGAAACTGTAGGAGAAGCGTCAAAGCTTGCCACAGCGGGCTTTACATCGTCTGCATCCGCCCTGTCTGTATTAACGACAGCCCTTAATGCGTATCAGCTGGAAGCTTCCGAGGTAACTAATATCTCGGATAGTTTGATCACATCGCAGAATTTAGGTGTTATGACCATCGATCAGTTGTCGAGCAGTATGGGTAAAGCAATCAGTACAGCTTCGGCTTATTCCATTGACCTTTACAATCTGGAATCTGGATACATCAGCTTGACAAAAGCCGGTGTCAGCGTAGAGGAATCAACAACATACCTGTCCAGTATGTTCAATGAACTGGGTAGCTCGAGTTCGGATGTCTCGAAGATTTTGGTAGAGGAAACAGGACAATCATTTGGACAACTGATGGAATCTGGTTATACGTTGGCCGATGTCCTTGAAATTCTTTACAACAATGTTGATCAGAATAGTGAAGCACTGATGAACCTGTGGGGTAGTGCTGAAGCTGGAAAGGCAGCCAATGCGGTTATCAATCAGGGACTGGATACATTTAATACAAACTTAGACAAACTGAGAAATTCGGCAGGAACCACAGAAAAAGCATATGCAACAATGACAAATACCACAGAGTTCGCAACGCAGAGAATGGAGAACAGCTTTGATAATCTGGCTATTGCAATTGGTGATGACTTAAATCCGACAGTATCACAGTTCAAAAATGGAATTGCCGATATTACGGACGAATTTACAGAGCTTATTACAAAGCATCCAGCAATCAGCGCACTGCTAACAGGAGCGGCAGTCGGTATTGGCGGTGTCACACTTGCGATTACGGCATATACAGCAGTTACCAAGATAGCCACGGTGGTTACTGCGGCTATGGGAACAACAATGTCTGTGGCACTTGGACCACTTGCCTTGGTTGCAGCTGCCATTGGAGGAGTTACTGCGGCAATTATTTATTTCAATAATACTGAAGATGAAATGGCGAAAGCACAGGAAAATCTTACACTTTCATCAAAAGAGACGGAGAAAGAACTTAATAATTTGAAAGACCAGTATGCGGCATTGGAAGAAGCTGGAGAGGCAGATACTGTTGCGGCATATGAATTGAAAAATCAAATTGATGAACTGAGTGATTCGTTTGAGGCAAACAAACAGACTATTGCTGATTTGATTACACAGACTGAGGAATTGAGGAATGCCCTTGATGAGGTAGACAGTAAGTATGAGGAAACTATGAGTGGTATTGATGATAGTGAATCATCTTCCAAATCGCTGATTGCACAGCTTGTTGCCATGCAGGAGAATACGAGCCTTTCTGGAGATCAGATGGAAATCATGCAGAGCATAGTCGATAGACTGAACAATTCCTATGAGGGATTAAACCTTACACTTGATTCTACAAACGGAAAACTCAATATGTCTGTTGAGGACTTATGGCAGGCGGTTACAGATTCAGCGAATCAGGAAAAAGCACAGGCAAATATGGATAAACTCATGGATTATATAGGACAGTACCAAAATGCGCAGGCTACATTTGATGAAGCCAACAGGTCCATGAACGCAGCGTATGAGGAATACCAACGTGCACTTGATGAAGACTGGTCGGAGGAACATCCATTTTTGGCTTGGTCAGGACTGGCAGATGGAGCTGAAATGAACTGGTCCGGATCGGTAAAAGATGCTTATAACGAATGGAGCGTGTTAAAGGATGCAACTGCAGATGCGGAAGCGGAATTTAATCGTGTTACGGATACCATTCGTGAATGCTACGAAGAAATGGGATACTCAGAGGAAGAAATTGACAGTATGATGTCAGAACTTGCTCTTGCGTCAGCATCGGCAACGGAGGCATCTGAGGTATACGAACAGCAGAAAGAGGTGCTGGAAAGCACTTCTGATGGCTACGAGGAAGCGGGTAATATCATACAAGGATATTCAGCCAAGATTGAAGAACTATGCACAAAGTACGATGAAGCATACTCCGCTGCATTGCAAAGCGTACAAGGTCAGTATGATCTATGGACAGAGGTAGATGATGTTGCGGCAATGTCTTCTCAGAGTATTAAGGATGCCTTGCAATCACAGATTGATTATTGGAATTCTTACAATGAGAATATGGCATCACTTACAGCAAGAGCAGATGATATAGAAGGCTTGTCCGATATGTTGGCTCAACTATCAGATGGCAGTGAAGAGTCTGCGGCAATGTTGGCCGGAATGGAAAGCATGAATGATGCAGATTTGTCAGCAGTAGTACAGCAGTACAATAATCTGCAGACTGCTCAAAGCGATACCGCAACGAGCATGGCAGAGCTTGAGACAGATTTCTCAGATTCGCTTACGCAGATCCAGACGGATATGGAAACAGCTGTGGATAACTTAAACCTCAGTGATGAAGCGAAAGCAAATGCCAAATCTACAATGGATGCGTATGTGCAGGAAATCCAGAATGGTGTTGCAAAGGCACAGAAAGCCATTGATTCACTCAGTTTTGCAAACACCACGCTAAAGGGCGGTGGATATCATGCATACGCAGAAGGTACCGTAGATGCGGAACCAGGACTCGCACTGGTCGGCGAGGAAGGCCCGGAGCTTGTCAATTTTGGCGGCGGAGAAGTCGTTTATACAGCTGATGAAACAGCTAACATACTTGCAAAAGATACATCTTCGGACAGCTTCTATGTGGAGCCGGAGCAGGCGGTTAATGATACAGCAGGCGGCGACAGGACAGTGACTTTCAGAGTAGAGGGAGCCGGAGAAATGAAGGTAACCGGAAATGGTGTCACAAAGGAAGATGTTGTAAGCCTGTTAATGTCGAACATGAAGGATGCTCTTATGGGTATCATTCAGCAGGAAATTGAGGAGGAAGGAGATTTGTCGTATGAGTTCTAATTATCAATTAGCCATGAAGCTGAACAGCATTTTTCGGTTTCCGGTTCTTCCGGAAGAAATAGAAGTGTCGTATGGCAGTGACAACTCCAACCTCAAGGTGTACGGAGTTGGTGAGTGTACGATCATACAGGACAGTGCAGCTGCGAACATTAGCTTTTCGAGCTTTTTCCCGAAGACTTATTTCAGTGGATGCAATTACAGTAACATTCCGGATCCGAACACAGCAGTAGCACAGGTTCTGGCAATGAAGAACACCAAGAAGCCGGTGCGGCTTACTCTTACCGGAGGCATGGGAATATCAATGTATGCCACCATTGAGAAATTCAAAACCTCAGAGGTTGGCGGTGATCCTGGAACGGTGCAGTTTGACATTACCCTCAAGGAGTACAGAGAAATCACCATGCGCCAGATCAAGGTGAATGTTACCACGCAGAAAGCTACTGTTTCACAATCCTCTCCAAGGGTGGATAACACTCCGGCGGCACAGACATACACAGTGAAAAAGGGCGACTGTCTTTGGAATATCGCAAAAAAGTTCTACGGATCAGGAGCTAAATATACCGTTATTTACAATGCGAATAAAGGTGTTATTGGCAGTAACCCAAATCTGATTTATCCCGGACAGGTTTATACCATACCGGCAGCATAGGAGGTAGCCATGGCAATACAATTTGTAATTATCCATAACGGAACGGGCTATGATGTGTCAAATATGTTCGAGGAGATCACTTGGAGCGGCAGGAAAGGAGCTGCTCCAAGGTCTATCAGTATCACTCTGATGGATGATGATGGATACAATCATTCAAGGGTTACGGTAGATTGTGCCAATGGAGACCAATGTGTTTTTTATGAGGGCGGCAAAGAGTTGTTCCGGGGCATAATCACAAGCCATAAGCAGAGTAATTCTAAAAAGCTGGTGGTAAAAGCCTATGACAATGCTTATTATCTGGCGAACAACAAGGATTCATTCTGCTATACCAACAAGACGGCCACAGATATATTCAATGATTGTATGTCAAGGCTGGGAATGACAGGAAATGCGGTTGATACAGGCTATGTAATACCGGAACTTCCAAAAGCAAAGACAACTTATTATGATGTGATGCTCGATGCGTTAAGCACAACGTATAAAGCCACAGGGGAAAGATATTATATTTCTTCCGAAAATGGCACGATTTATTTAAGAAAAAGAGTGGAAAATGCCATGCAGTGGGTATTGGAAGCTGGGAGCAGTCAGTCAAACCTCACCAGTTACGAATACTCCAAGAGCATTGAGAAGATAAGAACCAGAGTAAGGCTCCTGTCGAAGGAGGATGCGATAGTGTATGAGAAAGCCAATACCGAGCTGGAATCGAAGATTGGTACCTTCATGGAGGTAAAGTCGGTGGACGATTCCTACACAGCCGCACAGATGCAGGAGCTGGTCGAATCAATCTTTGATGAAAAGGGGACACCGGAGCAGAGTTTGAAGGTCTCTGGCATGGGAGTATCGGAAGCTGTATCCGGAAAATGTGTTTATGTTATCATCCCTCATCTTGGATTAAAAAGGTCTTTTTTTATTGATGAAGACACCCACAAGTACACAAGAGAAAGCCATACAATGACCTTAAAGCTTAACTTTGCAGAGCCTGTGACAAAATCATCAGGCTCAACACAGACAAGCTCTGAACACAAGATAGGAGACGTTGTGCAGTTCAATGGCGGTTACCACTATGTGAACAGTACCGCAAGCAAGCCTACCGGCTCCAGATGCAATGCAGGTCCGGCCAAGATTACTCACATTGCAAAAGGCAAGGCTCACCCATGGCACCTAGAGCACACAGACAGCAAGAGCAGGGTGTTTGGTTGGGTTGATGATGGCACATTTAGTTAGGAGGATGGATTATGGCAGATCAGGAAACACCTACCGGAATAAAACAGCTGATACAATCAATGGCACCGGAAGCACCGAGTGTGAAGGAGGGAATTGTAACATCCGCCTCTCCACTGGAAGTCACGCTGAAGAATGATGCAAAAATGGTATTAACCGCCAATTCGCTTGTGGTACCAAGAAGCCTTACGGACTACCAGGTCGAGGTTGATCTGGAAACGGGAGCCGGCTCTCTCATATCAAAAACGAAGACGGACGGAAAGCATACACATGAGGAACTAAGCGGAAGCGATGATGGAGCACATTCCCATTTTCTGGCAACATTTACTGTCAGAGACGGAGTTCTTATGATTCATAACGCACTAAAGAAAGGCGATACCGTTTATCTGCTGGCATTCAACAGCGGAAAACAATATTACATTTTGGACAGAAAGGGGTAATCAGATGGCGGTTGACATAGCTATTCCGGTTGCTGCCATTGAAGACGAGGAAACGATCACATCAAGAACCTACGCTATAGACTGGGAAGCTGGTCGGATTGCCGGATTCATAGATGAGCAGGAGGCTGTTAAGCAGTTCATAAAGAAAGCCCTTCTGACACCTCGTTTTCATTGCCTTATTTATGACAGTCAGTATGGCAGCGAAATACGTGACAGTGTTATAAGGAACACTGCAACAAGAGAGTATATAGAGGCAGAAATGCCCTTCCTTATCAGCGACACACTGATTCATGACGAGAGAATTCTGGATGTTTATAACTTCGGGTTTGAATTTAAGGATACCTATCCGCATCAGGACAGTGTGATCATATCGTTTGATGTAGACACAATTTACGGAAGCATACAGACAAAGGAGGTGATTTAGGTGTTTGAAGAATTTACGGAAGATTACTTTATGGATCAGGCGAGAGCTCTTGGTGAAGAATACGGGGTGGATACCAGACAGGGAAGCTTATTCATGGATGCTGCCACAGGTCACTGCATCCGTATTGCAAAATTCATGAATGATCTCAGTACAGCCTTTGAAATGCTGGCAGTTGATACCTGCACCGGAGATGTTTTGACGGAAAAGGCGGCTCAGGATGGCATTTACAGACAAAGTGCCACTCCATCCTACTATGAAGTTTCATTTACTGGCACAACTCCGGAACTTGGAAGCAGGTTCTTTGTAGAATCCTGCTACTTCAAGCTTATATCGAAGGATGACAGGTTTTTGTTGGAGTCAGAAGTCCTTGGAACTGCGACCAATTCTATCCTGCCCGGACAGAATGTCGTGCCAGTCTACGAAGTCAACGGTCTTGAAGCATGTACGCTTGGCTCTCTTTATATTCCGGGAGCTGAGGAAGAAACAGACGATGATTTAAGAAGCAGATGGCAGGAAAAGAAAACAGGACCGGCACAGAATAATAATCGTTCACAATACAAAGTCTGGTGCGAGGAAAGAGCGGGTGTAGGCAGGGCACACATATTGCCGTTGTACGGAGGCGAAAATACCGTTAAGGCTGTCATATATTCCACAGAGGGCGGAATCCCCGCTAAGAGCATATTAGAGGACGTACAGAGTTATATTGATCCGATTGTGGAAGGGTATCAAGTTACTGTCAACGGCAAGGCTCTTACGTTCAGTGATGGCTTAGGAGATGGGGTATCTGATCTGGGAGCTCATTTTCTGGCGGCTGCTCCGGAGGCGGTTGATATTTCGGTATCATTCAGTGCAGATTTGAAAAGCGGGTACAGCAAGCAGACAGCACAGACGGAAGTCCAGAATGCAATCAAGACTTATTTCAAGACACTGGTTGTCGATGGAGACGAGGATATTACTGTGAGAGTGTCCTCAATTGGTTCGCTGATTGCGTCGGCAGAAAGCATATTAGACTATGTTCCTGCTTCTCTGAAGCTCAATGGCTCTACTGAAAATGTAAAGGTAGGGAAGGAGAGCACACCTGTTCTGAAGGAGGTGCTGATCGATGCTTAGTACAGTATTTTACAATCAGCAAAGAAGCGGATACGAGGAATTACTTTCCTACGGTCCGCTTTTTTATCGGGATTTGTTGGAAATGGACACCAACTACAGATTTGCAGGAAAAACGCTTGATGTAGGTGCGGAAGGACTTGAAAAGCTTATGCAGGATCAGTTCATCGATACTGCAGATGAGGAAACGATAAGCCGGTGGGAAAAATGGCTCAATCTTCTTCCTGATTCACAGACAGATCTCGAATACAGAAGAAAAAGGGTGAAGCTGTTCTGGAATGGCGGAGACAAGTTTTCCGGTTCACTTATTAAGAGCATAGTGAAGAATTATACAGGATGTGATGAAACTCCATCCGTAAGAATGACAACAAGACTTACCATTTCGGTACAGATAAAAGAGGAGAATCAGGTATATATATCAGACCTTGAGGCTCTGATAGAGAAAATGAAGCCAGCACATATCCTGGCAGAAGTCCTGCTCATAAGCACCACAAAGATAAAGTTCCATACCAATATCACACATTATGTATTTCCATATGAATTGTGCGGAACAAAGCCGGATATAGCAACCGTAGGTGCATACATTCCATCCGGCATGAATGTCGGCACAATCAGCAATGATGTGGTATATCCGCATATGCCAAGTGACGAAAACATGCTCGCAGGAACGTATCCAACAGATACCACCAAGGGCATGGTTCTTGAAAATGGTGTAAATATACGTACCAGTTCATCTGATATGGTCTACGGTCATTTACCGAGCTCAGAGGAGCAGGAAGCAGGCACATATCCGGAGAACACCACAGTAGGCATTTCTTACGAGGATAAGATTACTATTAGCACAAATGAGAGTTCTGCATTGATAGCATACGAACATTGTGGAACCAACCCTGATATTGCTACATTAGGTCAGCAGAGCGAAAACAGAGTTTCATTTGGAACTTCCGAAAGCTCTGCTGTTTTAACATATGTAGAATGCGGTACAAATCTATGTGGAGAGGAGGGATTGTAGTGGCTTGGCAGAAAACCTTTTTGGATAAAAACCGCAGATGGTGGCTGCGCAAGATTGCCAGAGCGCAGTATTATGCTTCGGCAACAGGGAAGTGGTACGAAGGACGATTCACTGAAAAGAGTATGTCTGGAAATACCATGACATTCAAAATCGAGACAACCGATGAAATGTCAATAACGATTACCAAAGTACGACTGCTTGATGCAGACGGAGACGTTGCGTATGAAGGCAACCGGTCTATTGTCAAGAGCTCAACGGAAGGTGCGTTGATCCAGATCGACGTGCCTATGGTAGAAGAATAGAAGGAGGAAAGACATGTTTGACAGAATGCTTTGGCAGGACAATGTAAGAGATCCTGCAAGAACATACAAAGCTACTCAGAATGCGGACGGAACTGTGACAATGGAGCCTGCCGGGAAACTCATGCAGCAGGGCACCAATCAGAGTGCAGAGAACTTCAACCGCATGGAGGAAGCTATCCAGGATTCACAGATTGCACAGCAGATTATCTTTCAGCATCAGCTTCAGTTTGAAGACGATCACGAGGAAAGAGTAAGCGGCCTTGAGACGGAGAACATTGTGGAAACGGGTACTGTTACCCTCACTAACACATTGAAGTATCCGTTCAATAACGGCGATAAGACCATAAATCTTACCAAGACAAGGAAGACAACTAACTACCTTGTAGAGGCGAGGGTGACGGGCTTTTCCGGTGGGCTTCCGGGGGAATTATCGGTATCAGATAAGGCTCTTAACGGATTCAAACTTGGATTTGACGGAAGTGCCACATCAGTAACAGTTAAATACATTGTAAAAGGAGGAATTCTTTCATGAAAATTGTAGAGAAAAACGCAGGCACCAAGATCGATTACGAAGTGAGCGGTACCAAGATCACGTTCGCTGACGAGCTTATGTTAAATCTGGCCAAGCTCCAGAAGGATGAGCCGGAGCATAAGGATATCTGTTTTGATGATGATGGAGATCTTGTAATCGGCACAGCATCCGGAAAGTGGTATGTGGCAGAAGTCGATATTCCGGCCAAGGAATATGAGGAGCATGAAACAGATGGAGAAGATGGAGAGAAGGGAATCCAGATGGTTGCAAAGCCTCTTAACATGGATGATGTCACACTTACACTTTGGAGCATTGATGAGAGAGAAAGAGTAGAGGAGGTATAAGCACTATGGCAAATTTTGATTTAGCAGCAATGGCACTTAAAGCAGTGTGCCCTACAAATGATATTCTTTATGATGATAAGGGGCTTCCTTCCGTCATGGTTAAAATCCCGAAATTCAAAATCTCACAGGTTATCCCTGGCGGAGCAGATTCCGTACATCCTGCCTTTATCGTCAATGGGCAGGAAGTTGATGCAATCTACATTTCCAAGTACCAGAATATTGTGAACAACAACAGAGCGTACAGCCTTCCTTGTGAAGACCCTAAGACTTCTGTTAATCTGGATCAGGCAATCAGCTACTGTACACAGAAGGGCGACGGATGGCACCTTATGACAAGGGCTGAATGGGCGGCAATCGCTTTGTGGTGCAAGGCAAATGGCTGTCTGCCTAAAGGTAATAACAACTATGGCAAAGATGCTTCTGAGGGTGGCTATAAAGCAATTCCTGCTCCAGGAGTAAATGATTCCGGAAGAACAGCCAGAGTATTGACCGGAACTGGTCCTGTATCATGGAGCCATGACGGCACTCTGGAGGGTATCTGGGATTTGAATGGAAACATCTGGGAGTGGAATGGCGGTTCCAGAACTGTAAAAGGAGAACTGCAGGTGCTTGTTAATAACAATGCTGCGGATCTCGACCATTCACAGGCAGCATCCAGTGCACAGTGGAAAGCCATTGATGCGACAACCGGAGCGTACATTACCCCGAACGGATCTGGAACTACAGCGAACTCTATTAAGCTTGACTGGGTATCTGGCAAGATTACCTATTCTGCAACAATCACCACTCAGGCTGACGCTTCTCGTGATTGTGCTTTCGCAAGCGTTACCTGTGCGTCTTCTGTATCAGCGGCAGCTCAGGCAGTGTTAAAGGCATTGGCCTTTCTACCTGCAAGTGCGACTGCATCTGAATACGAAGACGACCATATGTGGATGAACAATGGAGCCGACGAGAGAGCGTTCTTCTCTGGTGGCCGTTGGAACGGCGGTGCTAATGCGGGTCTGTTCGCCTTGAACGGCAACATTCCCCGCTCGGGCTCGGGCTGGAACCTCGGCTTCCGCTCCGCTTATGTAGACCTGCCTACTGAGTAATGTGTTCTGTCTACCCCCACGATAGTGGGGGTATATTTTTTGGAGGTTACGATAACGGAATACGTGATAATGTAACAAAATGGCATAAATTCTAACAAGGATGCTAAAATAACTTGTGTTTTTAACGGGAGGATGAAAAAAGAATGGAAGAAATGAAGATACAGCAGAAGGTCTTTGAGATGATGGAATATGCTTACGTGTGTTTGCAACAATTTCCAAAGTCTGAGAAGTTTGCCTTAGTTGTGGATATAAAGCGGTGTATGAACCTTATCCTCGAAAGAGTAGTCGAGGGGTCTAAGAAATATTATAAAAAGACAACTTTGCAGGAGCTTGATGTTGAAGTGACAAAGTTAAAGGCATATATCCGTCTTTCTTACAAGCTTGGATTCCTCCCGATCAAAAAATACGAAATCTGGGCTGAGAAAGTCGTTGAAATTGGTAAAATGGTAGGCGGCTGGATCAAGAATGTCCAGAGATAGGGATTGCGGTGTAGCGTTCTACTCTGGTGGCAATTGGAACAACGGTGCTAATGCGGGTCTGTTCGCCTTGAACGGCAACAATCCCCGCTCGAACTCGAACTGGAACCTCGGCTTCCGCTCCGCTCTACCAAATAGTCAGATGCTGACAGCTCAAGGGCTGTCTCCCAGTACATGGTAGGTAAAGGACTGCTTTTCCTTGCCATAGGCAAAAAATTAAAACTGTGCACACACCGATAGTAGGCATATCCAAATTCCGTGTGTGCCAAACTGGAGAAACAATGTCGATAAAGAATGTTTATTATGAAATAACATCATTTGAAAATCTACTCAGAGCAGATAAGAACTGTGCGTCACAGCACACTGACAAATGGGAGATTATAGAGTTCAGAAGGAACCTTGAGGAAAATCTTCTGAACTTGAGAGACAGGCTCAGGAGACTGGATATTCCACCAGTGCGGTATCGCAGCTTCCTTGTATTTGATCCAAAAGTAAGAAAGGTTATTTACACTGATTACACCACGAAAGTGATTCAGAGGGCAATATATGACGTTCTATATGAGCCAATTCAGAGAGGATTCATAACTGACACATACGCATGTGTTACGGACAGAGGACAGCACGAAGCGGTTAGGAGACTTGCTTCGTGGTTTCGTGAGTTTAATGGTAGAGGACAGTATGCGTATTATTACAAGTTTGATGTTAGAAAATTCTTTTACCGGATTGACCACGAAGTTTTGATGAATATCATTAAAAAGAAGATCTCCGACAAATACACTGTAGAGCTTATGCGGTACTATATGTGCAGCACACAGCGACCGTTCGGGATGCCACTTGATGGCAACCATCTTACAATTACGGACGATGAAATGCTCTGGGATAAGGGAATTGCCATAGGAGGCGGACTGTCACACATGATTGGGAATATGTATCTTGATCAGCTGGACCAGTACGCAAAAAGAACCCTGGGGATAAAAAAATACATCCGATTTGCAGATGATATCATTATCACTGATACAGATAAGGGAAAACTGAAGGAATATGGGAAGCTGCTCACTCAGTTTCTCAATGAAAAACTGCTACTTGAATTTAATGATCGGTGTGCACTCCGGCCAAACAGGTGTGGGTGTGAGTTCGTGGGATGCGTAATTTATCCAGTTCATGTTCTTTTGAGGAAAAGCACTACTCTGAGAATGAAAAAGAACCTTCGGAGAGTGGCGGAAAAATACAAAAAATATGAGGTATCCTTCGATTACTGCAAGCAGGTGGCAGCCAGCTACGCAGGAATGCTTGAGCATGTTGATGGAAACCGCTTTAAGGATAAACTGTGGGAAGATTTTGTACTCACACACAATATGGAGGAATAGCATGGGTAAGAATGATTTGGAACTTCTTGAAATCTATATGGACATGGTTGAAAAGCAGGATGAAATCATATATCGAATGACAGCTTTACTGAAAAGCTATGTCAGAGAGATACATAACCTGCGGACTATAAATGGATTCTTTGAAGTGGATTCAAACCAGGAGATTGACGAGAAAATTTTGGAAGAATGTATGGATCAGTACGAAGAAATGAAAGAATGAGAGCCGGAAGGCTCTTTTTTCTTTGGAAAGGAGGCAGTGAATGGAGGAACCAATCACAAGGGCAGAGTACGAGGAGTATCAGAAACGCATTGAGGATGAAGACCACCGTCAGAACAAGAGAATTGAACAGTTGGAAGAAAACACCAAGCAGATCAATGCTCTTACGGTATCAATTGAAAAGCTGGCACAGTCTGTTGAGAGCATGGTCAAAGAGCAGGAGGCACAAGGAAAACGTCTCGTGTCTTTAGAAAGCAAAGACGGTGAGATGTGGAGAAAGGTCGTTGGTTATGTGATCACAACGATAATTGGCATTGCCGTAGGATTTATGTTTACACAGATAGGTATGTAGGAGGTATGTATGCGAAAAAGGCGAGGCTTCCACCCGTGGAAGAACATTAAAAAAGCAATAGGAAAGGTAGGCACTCTGAATCTGGTATTGATTCTGATGTTTGCCTTTTTTATTTGGTTTAATTGGCAGATGCTGTGCATATTCCGGGAGTATGCAGCCATACCGGAAACGTATGCCTGTGCTGTTATCGCAGCGACAATCGGAGAAGCCGGCATTTGCGGATGGATCCGCACGACCAAGGACAGGAAAAGGGAGCATGACTGGGAACGTGCAGACAGAAAAGAAGATAACAATTCAGAAATGGAGGAAATGAATGATGAGTCTTGAAGTATTTTTATTAGGTTTACTTATTGTATCCACACTGACTGGTCTTTTTACGGAGGCTATTAAAAAGTGGTTGGACGAGCGGGGAACAAAGTATTATTCCAATGCCCTTGCAGGATATGTAGCAATCGGTCTTTCAATTGCGGTTGGCATTGCCTATATTATTCTGGTCGGAGCTGTACTTAATGCACAGACAGCGGTATATCTGATTGCACTGATTCTGTTGTCCTGGTTATGTGCAATGGTGGGATATGACAAGGTAATGCAGGCAATCGCACAGTTTAAAAGGTAGGCGATCGTATGGCTTTAACTGGAAAAACAAATGACGAGAAGATTTGGAATTACTTAAAAAGCAATGGTTTCAATGAGTTCGGTACAGCCGGACTCATGGGAAATCTGTATGCAGAGTCCGGATTAAAACCGACCAATCTGCAGAACAGTTCCGAGAAGAAGCTGGGGCTTACCGATGACACATACACAGCTGCCGTTGATAACGGAGATTATCAGAATTTCGTTAAAGACGGCGCCGGGTATGGACTGGCTCAATGGACGTACTGGAGCAGAAAGCAAAATCTGCTTACATTCGTGAGAGCCAAAAAAACATCAATCGGAGATATGGAAACGCAGCTTGCATTTCTTGTTAAGGAACTGAAGCAGTCGTATTGCTCCGTATATAAGATTTTGAGAACCGCAGGAAGTGTCGCAGAGGCATCCAATGCGGTTCTTTTGCAGTTTGAAAGACCTGCTGACCAGAGTACAGCGGTTCAGAAGAAAAGAGCCTCGTATGGTCAGAATTATTACGAAAAATTTGTAGGAGGTACTAAGAGTATGAGTAGAAAGAGAAGTGAAATTGTGGCACAGGCACAGAGCTGGATTGGATGCAAGGAAGCTGATGGAAGCCATAAAAAGATTATCGACCTTTACAACAACCACAAGCCGCTGGCGAGAGGATATAAGGTTAAGTACACTGATGCATGGTGCGCCACTTTTGCAAGTGCGTGTGCCATTGCCAAGGGATATACAGACATTATCCCTACAGAGTGCGGCTGTGATAAGTTGATTGCCTTATTCCAGACGTTGGGATGCTGGGTGGAGAATGATGCCTACGTTCCGAGCCATGGAGATTATATCTTTTATGACTGGCAGGATAGCGGTGTCGGAGATAATAAGGGTTCTAGTGATCATGTTGGTGTTGTTGAAAAGGTAGAAGGTGCCCTGATTACTGTAATTGAGGGTAATTATTCCAATGCGGTCAAGAGAAGAAGCCTTGCTGTGAACGGAAAATACATCCGGGGCTTTGGAGTTCCGAAGTATGATAAAGAAGCATCCGTCAAGCCGGCAACTCCGGCGGCACCTTCCACTCCTGCAACAAAGAAGAAATATGTGCTCAAAAACGGTTCTGCCAAGGTCGGATATGCAACGAGCAGGAATAATTCTCTTGCCGGAACCTATGTAACAACATCTGATCTGAATATGAGGACAGGAGCCGGTACTGGAAACACTGTAATCCTCACCCTCTTAGAGGGCGCAGAAGTGAAGTGTTACGGATACTACAGCACTAAGGATGGTGTAAAATGGTATCTGGTCGCCATTGATAAATACGCAGGATTTGTCAATAGTAAGTGGCTCAAGAAAAAATAGCATGAAATGGATGTGATATATTAGATGATGAGGTCGTCATTGCTCAATCTCACACGATAAAGAAATAACGAACTACGTGATAATCTAACAAATACCCCTTTTCTCTCCGGAAAAGGGGTAGATTATAACGGAAGGAGCAATGACGTATGATTAGAATTTTACTTTCTTCACGACTTGGTGACCGAAAGTGGACTCAGGCAGATCTTGCGAGAAAGACCGGTATACGACCAACTACGATTAACGAGTTGTACCATGAGATGGTAGATAGGGTAAATTTGGACCACCTGGACCTTATCTGCGAGGCATTGGACTGTTCTCTCGATGAGTTAATTGTAAGGGTGCCGAATAAAACTCCAAGAACCACCCACACCATTAACGGTTCACAAAAGTCAAAAATTGACGAGTAGGGAGCTGCAACTCCTCACTTGTCTAAAAAGGGGACGTTTTACAGAACGTCTCTTTTTTACACTCCTGCGAATTCAAAGCGAGTGACCGTTCTAAGTAGAGTATATCCAGATCGTTTGAAATATATCCCTCTCGGATGGATTCTACATACCGCTGATTCGGTTTACCTGGCTTCCGTTTCAAATCCATGATATAGGCCATTGCTTTCTTCTTTCCAGATGGCAGATCTACCATAACATTCTGCTTGAAATAAAATCTGGGATATCCCTCATAAATGTCAAGACTCTTCTCGTCGTTCTCCATTATACTCCACACCACAACCGGAACCGCAGAGCCTTTTCTTCTCCTTATCGTTGCGTATGATCCGGTCATACTGCCTCTGTAAATAAGCTCCCAGTTATTTAATAGGCCGGTGCCATAAATATGTGCTGTAGGGCACCTGAGAGCCATCTGTGCAATATTGAGATTGCTTCCGTATGCTACATATAATTTCTTCATGCTGATACCTCCTCAATTCTGATTATTTTTATCCATGGATTATGTTCTCCTTTTGCCATAGACCTGGCAATAGTCTTGTTTGGAGCTTTCACAAAATGCTCATTGGAAAGCCCGCCAGAGATGACGATCCTGTATTTTTTCCAGAGCCCTATTGGGATATTTTTCTGATTTGCCATATTGTCTCCGTTCTCCCCGTCATGCCGAT